CTAGCCTGTTTGTTTCAGCACGAGTTTTGTCAAAAGGTCGATCTGCTGCTGCTGTTTATCGACGAGGGCTTTCAGCTCGATAGAGCGCATCCGATCGAACTTATCGTGCAGCGCCATGATTTCGATCTCTGCCTTCAGATTGACCTCGTAGTCATGTGCGGCGTCGATCCGATCCTTGGCCGCATGGCGGTTCTGGCTCATCATGATCACCGGCGCCTGAACCGCTGCGAGCATGGATAAGATGAGGTTGAGGAAAATGAACGGGTAGGGATCGAAGGCGTTCGAAGCCGCGATAATGTTTGCGCTCAGCCATATCGCAAGCAAAGCCGCAAATATAAGGATAAAGGTCCAGGAACCACCGAATTTGGCAACCGCATCCGCAAGCCGCTGGCCGGGCGTCAGTCTCTCGTCGAAAACCGCATTCGCGTCCGCCGAGATGGTGCGCCTTGCTGCAAGACGACGAAATATTGCTTTTTCCCTGTCTGGCAGCAGCTCAAGCGGTTTCCCCAGATAACGGCTCGCTCCCTCCGCCAGGTCCTGAGGTATGAGCATGTCACTGTCGTCTTCGATATGGGTTGCCATTGTTCTTTCTCCCTTGGCTCGCGCCAATCCGACAACCGACTCCGGACCGAAGGCCGCCCCTACACGGATCAGGTATTAGCACACGCCATCGTACCATGCTTTGCATTGAGCGGCCTTATCGGCCGGTTCGCGAGCCAGGGGACGGCGTGTCGGGGAGGGCGGCGATTTGCGTTATTCTGGGAGGCAGTTTCAGGGACGAGGTCTGTCGGGACGCAACTTCAAGTCACGCGGCGCAAGCGCATATCGTTACCGCCAGCGAACATATCGATGGGCATTATGCGTCTTAACTTACTGATATCTTTTATGAAGGTGGTGAGAGCGCAGGGATTCGAACCCTGGACCTACTGATTAAAAGTCAGTCTTTTATGTAATGTTTTTAAAGCTCTTAATTTCAAACTGCATCTTATAACGTACATCGAGTTTCAAAGACTTACAGTAAGTCTGCAAACTGAAAAAGCGACTGAATTTTTCAGTCGCCTTACAGTACGGTTACATTCAGGGTTGCGTCAAGCTACTTCTTTTGGCCCTGATAATCCTCCAGCTTGGCGATGGCTTGTTCGGCGAGTTCAGCTCGTCCGCCCAGATAGTGAGCGTCAAGGATAGCGTCGACATCGCGTAGGCTGTGGCCGGTGATGGACGCGATTTGGCTGTTGTTGCAGCCCGCCATGGCCAGGCGGGTGACCGCAGTTCCGCGTAGATCGTGGAAGGTCAGATCCTCGATGCCAGCCTTTGCTTTTGTTTTTTGGAACGATGTGTCGAAGCCATCCGACGTCCACGGGATTTTCTTTCTCGTGTTGGTGAGAATCACCGTCGACCTTCGCGGCATCGCGTCCAAAATCTGTTTCAGTTCGTTGCCGCAAGGAATTTTTACGCGCGCGCCCGTCTTGCTCTGCTTCACCTTGATGGTCTTGCCGTCGTAGTCGCTCCATGGAGCAACCAGCAGGTCACCTTTGCGTTGACCTGTCCACAGGGCGAAGATGACTGCAGCCTTTATCTCCTTCGTCGCAACAGCAAAAAGCTTCTGCAAGTGCTCTTCTGTCCAGGTGTTTTCGGTACGGTCGGCGGAATAGAGGCGGCCGCCTTTCTCAGCAATGTTCACTGACAGCTTGCCGCGGTCCTTGCCGAAAGAAAGGATGCGGGCAAGGGTGGTCCACGCATAATCCGCTGTGCGAGGCTTGTCCGCCATGCTGTCGCGCCACTTCTTGAGCTCGCCTCGGTAGCGCGGATCCTGGAGCATGAAGAATGGTGCCTTGCCGAACTTCTCTCGAATTAGATCGAGGTACCGGTCATATTCGCGGCGTGTCTTGTCGGCTTTCGATAAGAACTCGGTCGACGCCCTGTATTCGGTGATGAGCGCTCCCAGCGTTTCGCTTGGGTCAACGTGGCGATCTTTCGTCGCGTCCGAAAACGCCTTGATCAACATGGGATCGCCCGGCTGCATTGGCTCGCCGCTCTTTGTTTTGAGAAGCGGACCGCCGCGCCAGGCGTAGCAGTAATAGATGGTCTTGCCGCTCGCGAGGGTCTTTTTGACCTTCATCAGCCCTTTGAGCTTAACTCGCATTTTCCCTCATCCATTTCTCATATGGGTCTTCGTTGTCATTGGCCGACAAGCCGCTCAGTTCGTCAAGGCGAGCATCGATCGCTTTCTTGTCCCATCTTCTGGTGCCGGCGATCGGCTGCGGCATCTTGAGAGTGGCCACCCACATCGAGAACGTGGACTCGGCTATGCCAAGATATTCTGCAGCCTCCTTGCGGCCGATGAGGCGAGGGGGGTTGTCATTGGCTGGTGACATCGCCACCCTCCTGCGCTTGCAGGTCGCTATCAGCCTTGCCTTGAAGCTCGCGTACAATCTCGTAGGCGGCACTCGTACCCTCATCGAAGGTGTTCGGCGTGAGCTTCTCGTACTTTGGCGACCACGCGCCCATCACAAAGATTGCTTCTGCGGCATCTCCGAGCGCCTTCGCCCTTGCCTCCCTTTCGCGCGTCTCGGCTTCGGATAGGAGTTGGCGGAGGCGGGTGATTTCGCAAACCGCATCTTTCGCAAGTGACGTGCTTGACCAGCCCGTGGTGTACTGGACAAAGGACACCTTGTTCAGCAGGTCGACAACATCCGTGACACGCGTCATCTGTTCACTCATTGGTGCCGCCCTCCTGCTTCGCGGGTGCTGCGGGGAGAGCCGACTTAGCAATATCAACGGCGAGTTTGTCGAACGCCCGTCGAGCCTCATCAATGGCCCGACGTTCCTCGTCCACGCGCATCGTGCCGAGGGCCTTGGTCTTTGAGATCGCCAGTCGTTCATTGTAGAGGCGGGATGCGTCAAGGTACTTCTGGTACGCATCGGCCAGCGATTTCGCCGCCACGTCCTGCACCTGTGCGGAGAGGGCGGAGAGAATACGGGCCTCGTAGTCAGATTGGGCGGCGGCTTTGGCTGCTTCTGGCGATGGGAAATAGCCGCCGACCTCGGTGAGCCAATGCCCATCATCCTCGCAGCGAATGATGTAGCCCCAAAGACCGTCAAGCGAATGGTACTCTCCGTAGCTATCCGGACCCTTCCAGCGCAGTTCCTTCACGGCCACGGATGGCGCGGGAGGGGACGTGTAGAGCGGCACCATGTCGGCCCTGCATGTGCTTTTGATCGTCGGGCGAACGAAGCTCAGTTCTGTATCGAGCAAGATACCTTCCAGGTCATAGCGCTTGACCAGCCACGCCACCGGCTCCGCAGCTGACAGGGCGGCTTCGAGGGCCGCAAGCGCGGAATGAGCGCGGCGGACATGGCCGAACGTCATTGGCAGCGGGCCTTCCGTTGTCCAGCCGACGCTGTCCTCGTCAGCGTCATTCATTTTCAGAGCGCCAGTTTCCTCAGCAACAATGCTGAGGAGTGATCGCAGATCGGAAATGCTCTCAGCGGCGCCCATCATCTTCTCCTCCCATTATCATTCGCCGCGACGAGAGCACGAAGCTTGGAGGCAATGACGCGATTGCGGCCGCCTTTCCTGCGCTCGTGCCATTTGGCGACAGCCACGAGAACGGTAGTCGGTGCGGTTTCAGATGAAAGGTTGGCTACGACTTCAAGGCCGTCGCCGGCATAAGGGGCAGGGGTGTAGGTGTTGTCGCGTCTTCTGGACATGATTGTCTCCTCGATGTGGTGTGGTGGTGGGTGGTGTGCTGTGGTTACTTGGTGGGGGATTGGAGTGCGGCGCGAACCTCGCAACCTAACTCTGTGATCTCAGTCGTCGGTATCCGCCACCCGTCATCGCAGGTTGGCGGCAACTCCTTCAAAAGTCCCAATAATCTCAGGCCATCACGAACTGCGGACCAGTCGTGCGTGGTAGACCAAGTTTGCGGGCCGTCTTTCATGCCGCGCATCTGGTCGGACAGAAGCGGCATGTTCTTGACGGAGCGGTCCCACGCCTTGATCCCTTCCATCGCCGTCTCAAATGTTGGCGGGTCAAAGATTCCCATTTCCCTATCCCTTGTCTGAAGCCCTATGCGGGGCGGGTGTCAGTAAGCCCAGATCAGCACAGCAGCGATGAAGAGTGACAGAGCCAGAAAACTGGCTATGTCCTTCATGAGGTAGGCATGTTCGTTGACTATTATCTGCTGGACGGTGGGCGGCTCCTCGATAGCGGCCGCGCTCATTCGCCGGCCTCAAGCGCCTCGACGCTGCCGACGCGAACGAAGACTTCAAAGGTGCCGCCGTGCTCTTTGTGCAGGCGCGCGGCTTCGACCAGCGCAGAATCATAGGAGGGGTGCTCGAAGGGCCACATGCAGGGACGAATGCGTCCAGTGCTGTCGCCACGGCGGAATACGAAATGGCCGCCGCCAACTTCCTCGCCGTTGCGCGGCTTCTTTGGGAAGCGGCGCATGTATTCATATTTCGTTTTGGGCTTGCCGTGCTTCTTGGCCTTGTGGTCCGGGCGCTTCATAGGCTCGTCGGACTGGGCGGCAACGGCGATATCGTCGAACTCTTCAGGACGTGGTCTGTACATTTGTAGTCTCCTCTTGTGGTGGCCAGCCGCTACGGTACGGCTGGTGAGGAGAGTTATGCGCCTACAATTTCATTGTGTCAACAATCAATTGTACCTAAGCGTATTTTCCTGAGAGTATGATCGGGTGAACGCTAACAACCTCGTCGCGCTCGAACTCGATTCGTTTCTCCGGATTGTATTGGTGTAGAACCAGTTTGCTGCCTTGCCATCCGACGAACTCCTTTATGTATCCCCAAGGCGGAGAGCCGTCGTCGGACGGCGGATGTATCTGCACGATAACATCGTCACCGCGACGGGCTGGCTTATTTGGGTGAACGTACACCGTCTCCCCGGGCCTATATCGCGGCGACATGGACTCGCCGTCTACATAAACAGAATAGGCGTTCGGAACATTCGCGAGGGACGGTGGACAAGCCACGTAATCCATGATCTGGCCGTTGAATATAAAGCGTCCATCATCTCCGCCGACAGCTTCTCCTAATACAGGCAGCATCTTATTGACGGCAGGTGCGGCCATTGGCCCGTCGATCCGCGCCTCAGAAGGTGGCGGCGCGGCTTTGGATGGCAACGGAATTTCATGGCCGGCTTCGGTCCTGATGAAGCCATGAATGCGTGTTGTTTTAGCAGGGTCTCGACCAGCCTCGATCATCATTTGCCGCATATCGCTCTCAGGTATCTGCAATATCTGCGCGATCTCCCTCCAGTATGAACTAGATGCGGCGCGCCCTGCGAAGAGATTGTTGATCGCCTGCTGAGTCACGCCGAGCCTGCGCGCTAACTCTGCTTGTGTGACGTTCAGTTTTGATGACTGCGCGTGAAGTGCTTCGGTGAGGCGGCTCATAAAAATCTCCTTGTTGTCAATTACTTACATCACAACGATATTTTTTGCAATGAAAGCTATTGCCATAAGCGCTTATGAAAGCTATTGTTCTGATTGTCGCCCCAAGACGCTGCCCACCAAGAGGCAACAGGCCGCTAAGAGCCGAAGACCAAGGAAATGCAAATGCCGACTACGGAATACCCTGAAAGAAGATACGCGGCGCTGAAAGCTCACCGCAGAAGAATTATACCGCCATCACCAATCCGAGGAGACTAACATGAGAAACACCATCATCCGCGACCGTAATGAAACCTGGGGCGCTTCCCGCTGAAATGCGGGCGGCGCTAAACCTGTTACAAGAGGAGACTGACATGAACATTATTTCAAGACAGCCACGCATTCTCGAAGACACGCCGAAGCCGGTTATCGTTGAAACACGCCGCAGCCGCGGCATGGCTGCAAAGGCAGCGCGGCAAGGGACAAAGGTCATTGACCACGCGGTGGTAGCTCTGGCCGCAGCAGGCGGGGCAGGTGGCGGCGACAATGATAACTTCTCGTATGAGTACAGCCATACGGAAGTCATGCCTACCGACAACTGGGTTTCTATCCCCGACAACCCGCAGCAGCGCGATGTAAAGGTTCGCATCCAAAAAGGCCGGGCAAGCCATCTTTTCACTTTTGACCCCTCTCACCGCAAGGTTGTTGTCGGCGTTCTCCCATTTGGCAGAATGGTGAAAATTGAAGGTCACACACGCGCCTACGTATGGAGCAATGGCCTTATTCAGCGAGGCGAAGTCCCTGACACTGTCGTTGTCGAATTCTGGCGTTGCAAAGACCTTCAAGCCGCCAAGGATCTTTACGATAAGTACGACAATCCTGTTACAGAAGAGAACGGATCCGACCGCGTCAACGGAGCTGCCAATGACGCCGGGATTCGCTTCGAGAGCGCGCGAATGAAAGAGGGCGAAATCAGCACCGCCCTTCGCGAACTCTGGTCTTACATCTTCGCCAAGAAGATCAAGCGCGACGAGAAGCAGGCTGTTATCTCAAAGGCGTTCATGCTCTTTAAGCAGGAACTGCAACTTCTTGACGGCGTTATTTCCACCAATAAGAAGTTTCCCCAGCCGGTAATCATGGCCGCTATCTTGACGTTGCGGGCCGACCCCACATCGATCGGATTCTGGAAGAAATACGCCGACGGGCACGCTTACAAACTGGATGGCGTGCGTGATGCCGTCGCTATTTTTGAAGATCGGCTTCCAGACCTTCTCCGAAAGTCAAATTACGTGAAACAGCGTGAGGTTATGGGCAATGCTGCTGCGGCAGTGGCCGCCTATCGACGTGGTGAAACTTACAGCGCCCGAGGATTTCAGGCACTGAATGCCGAAACCCTTCGCCAATACGCTGTAAAAGCATTCGGAGGAAAGTGACATGCTTCCCAGCGCAGACGCTCAATTCAACTATGCGGCCCTACCTGCTGAGAAAGCGGCGTCTGCGCGGGCCGCTGCTGAGAGAATTCGTGGACGCTATTCGTTGGCTTGCCAAAGCATAGCGGCAATAGGGCAGGAGCTTATCGATCAGAAGAAGTCGCTCGGACACGGCAATTATCTGGATTGGGTGAAGGCTGAGTTTGCGTTTGGCGTGACAACGGCACACAAATTTACAAAGATTGCCGAGACGTTCGGAGCGAATTTTCAGAATTCTGAAAATTTGGCATTCGAAGCGTGGGCTATGCTAGCATCCCCATCAACCCCCGAACCAGTTCGCACAGAAGTGCTTGAGCGCGCCAGCAATGGAGAGAAGGTGACGGCAAGGGAAATCGAAACCCTCAAGAAGAAGCTTGCGAAAGCAGAAGAAGCCGCAAAAGCCGCCAGCCAGTCCGCATCCGTGATGGAGGGGAGGGCGCAAACAATCGAACGCGAGCTTGAAGGCGCCAACCTCGCCCGCCTGTACGCAGAGCAAGACAAAGACCGCCTCGCCGCAGAACTAGAAGATATGCGGGAAGAAGTTGAACGGATGAGAGAGCCGGGCGTGATTACATTGTTCAATGAACATAATGTTGTGCCTGTTGCCGAGCCTACACCGTGGACCGAAGACGACACGAAGCTCCTTGCACTGCAATCGATTTGGGGTCGCGCCGGAGCAGAAGCACAGCGCCGCTTTATGGAGTGGCTTCAATCAGAAAGATCAGCGGCCTAGCCGCACCGAGATCAACCGAAGGCGGAAAGTTACCGCCACCTAGCAACCAGGAGGGCACCACACTTCTAGTGCTTAACGGAGATGCAGGAGTTTAGCGACCTGCCGGTTGTACTAAATAAAAGGCCAGCGGGGTTCATTCCGCCGCACCACCCGGATAACAACGCCTAGACACGCGCTGCTCGCTGGCCACCAGAAAAACGAAAAGGGGCGTAATGAGCCGGCACCACCCGTAACTCCGCCCCTTCTCCGTACTAACACGCCGAGGAGACCTTCGCCGTAAGGCGGGATCAAAGCGCGTGTTCCATATCCGACACCACATCGGACAGCCAGTTTCCTACACAAATTTGTAGGAATTGTCAAGCGCTATAAGGTTTCACCAAATGCCTTATAACGTAACGAACCCGCTACGCCGTAACCACCCGCTCTGAAAGGACGATGACATGGACAGCTTCCACGTTCTTCACCTCAAGCTGCGAGCCATCGTAGCGGCCCAGTTGAACAGCGCCGTTGCTCATGCCTTCGAATCGCCCGATCCAAGCAAACCCACCCGAATGCGCAAGCACGTCGTCACCAAGGGCGGGCCAGCGGGAAGGGTCGAGCCAAGCTTTCACGCCAACGTGGAAGACCGGCTCCATCACTTTCGTGTCGATGACGATCGCGTACCGGCCTTCGGGGATACGTTTGCGACCGTCGTTGATGGGCTCGAATTTGAATTTGCCGGCCTTGCGGTCGGAGATTTTGCCGTAGGTGCGGGCAACCGTAATAGGCGTAATGGAAGGAGCGGTTTCTGCCGCCTCGCGAGCCATCTCTGCCACGTCATCTTCGGAGACACCCAGGAAGGCGGCAATCGCCGGGAATTGCCTAGGTCTTGGAATGACGCCAGCCTTCCAGGTGCTGTAGGTCTGCTGAGGCACGCCTAGCTCTTCGTACACAGCGCGATCCTTTACGGCTCTCCGCTTCTGTTCTTTCAGTATCGATTGCAGGAGGCGCGACTTAACTTCAGGCATGCATCCACCACGGTGAAAATCTTGACAAATTTGTAAAAATAGTTTAGTTTCATAACCCTGTCGCTTTGTCAACCACAAGGCGGCCACCACTCAGAGGAGACGACATGACGCTTATCACCAGCACTATGCTGGCGGATATGCACGCGCGCCGTGAGAACGGCGAGAGCGTCGCAGATATTGCCGCCAGACACAACGTCAAGCCAATGGCCGCATACCAGCGGCTGCGGCGCACATACGGCCTGCAGAAGCAGCGCACCTTCATCCCGGCCAACGACAACAACTCTGACCGGGTGACGCGCTTGGCGCCGCACAACGGCGGTTGCTCTACGCTATCCGGCCTCCTGCCAGTTTCGCTGCCGCGCGTCGCTGCGAACGACAACATTGACGATGCTGACTTGCAGGCCGGGCAGGCGGTCAACGACTACGCACTGCGTGGGGCGAGAGAGCAGGTGGCGGCATGAGCTGCGACTGCGATTTCTTCAACTTCGGCGACGATGTCCGCAACAAGCAAAATCCGCATCTGACAGGCGTCGTTATCGGCGACCGCAACTGGGGCAGCGAGTACCTCGTGCGCCTCGCGGACGGCGCGACCACGATCTGGTGGCACGGCATCGAGATCGAACACGATCAGGAAGGCCAGCCACCCGCGAAAGAGGACGACCACACCAACGTCGTCAAGGTCGACTTCACACAACGGCGCGCGATGACCGCCGAGACAACCACGGAAGGAGCAGCGTGATGGGTGAGTTTAAGAAGGGTGACGTAATCAGAGCGAAGCGCGACATAAACGGCTTTTTCGACGAAGGGGCTAATTATCGTATCGCGAAAAAGATCGGCCAGAACTTCGTTCTCACCGATAACGACGAGCCCGCGCTTGAGGATGCGAAACATCATACCGATTTGTCGTGGCTGATAGAGAATTTCGAATTGGTCACCCTCAAGATCGAGGCCGGCAAGTTCTACAAGACGCGCGATGGCCGGAAGGTCGGGCCGGTGCGTCTCAAAGCCATATACGGTTCAGACGGCCCGTACCGGATCGACGGTTCGTGGAACTATCTTGAAAATGGCCTTGTTGGCTCGATTTCGAATGGTGATCACAAAGACGACCTCATCGCCGAATGGATCGACGAGCCCGTCTCCAAGCCCAGCAATGACAACGCTAAGCCGAAGTTGAAGGTTGGCGATCGGGTCGAGATCACGGCAAACGATAACTACCGCGTCAGCTTCGTTGGAAGCTTCGGAACCGTCAAAGCAGCGCCGGCGAATGCCGCGGCAGGATTCAGGGTTGAACTTGATGATGGGCGAGAATTTCCTTTTTGGCCAAGCGAAATGACGGTTCGGCCTGGTTCGCAGCCACCCACCACCACCATCGTCGCCCTAATCGAAAGCGGCCAGCCCAAGCCATCTTCGACACCGCATGTCCATACCTCCGAAGTCGCAGCACACAAGGAAGCCACGCGCCTTGCCGCGAAACACAAGGGCAAGAAGTTCGGCGTGTTCACGCTGGCGGCGACGCATGAAGAAGCCGCGCCGGTCTATGACCACAAGTGGCAGAATATGGCTGCGCTGGGCCTCAAGATCGACGCGATCAAGGAATTGCGAGCAGTTGCCGGCCTTACCTTGAAGGGTGCGAAAGACGCCGTCGAGGCGTGGATCGAATACGAGAACGCAGCCTAACCAGCGCTAGCGGCTGGCTACCAACCAGCCGCACTTCACCACATCATTGAGGAGATCTTTATGAAGGATGCTTTCGCAATCCTCGGCGCGACACTGATCACGCTTGTGCCGCTCAGCGCTGTTGTCGCCGCGGTCGCCGCTTGGGTGACGCACGTCTATGTCTGTATTCAGGCAAGTGCGTGGATCCTACTGGCCTTCGGCTGCATCGTCGCGCCTGTCGGCATCATCCACGGCATCGGCGTTTGGTTGGGAGCGTTCTGATGACGTACCCCTGGTACACCGAATCCATCACCGCACCACCGCTCGACCACGTGCCTGTCACGCCGACGCCGCGCAAATACGTCCTTCGCGGACTGAAGCGAGGTGCAATCGCCGCCGTTACGGCAGCAGCGGCCATAGGCCTGATTATGCTGTTTCCGTTCGCGGTCGTTGCGATTGTCGTGCTTGGCTCCTTCTGGTGGCTGTTTTGCCGTCTGTTCGCGCGCTGATCACTCATTGGCGGTGGCTCATTGTCTTTGCAGCCGCCGCCTACATCGCCGCCATCATTTTCACCGCTCCACCACACTGAGGAGGCCTTATGGCTATTTCACTTAGCAGCCTGAAGTCGACGAAGAGAGCCGACCCGCCAGTCATCTTGCTCTACGGCGTCGACGGTATCGGCAAAACCAGCCTTGCCGCCGAATTTCCTGACGCACTATATCTGCCGACGGAAGGCGAGCGCACACCGTCCGATGTCGAGCTTGTCACGCCCGGCACCATTGAAAGCTTCGACGAGCTTCTCGACGTATTCGGTGAACTTCTCACCGATGAACACGATCGCAAGACGGTCATTCTCGACAGTCTCGATGGCCTTGAGCCGCTTGTCTGGGCGGCAACCTGCCGCCGCATCGGGGTGGCCTCTATCGAAGAAGCTGGCTTCGGCAAGGGATACGTTGAGGCCGATGCTGAATGGAATGAGCTGATGGCCGCCGTGTCCGCTCTCGCGCAACGAGGCATCTGTGTCGTGATGCTGGCGCACCCTGAAATCGTCCGCTTCGATAGCCCTGTCACCGACCCATACAGCCGTTATCAGCCGAAGCTGCACAAGCGCGCCAATGCTCTGGTTCGCGAGAAGTCTGACATCGTCGCGTTTATGAACTACCGCATTTCTATCAAGGAGAAGGAAGTCGCGCGGCAAACCAAAGTCGCGCACGCTGAGGGCGGCAAGGAGCGTCAGGTGCATCTGTCGGAAGGCGCCGGCTTCAATGCGAAGAACCGCTACAGCATGCCTGATGCAGTGCCTTACCGAAAAGGGCAGGGCTATGCCGAACTGGCGAAGCACTTCCCGGCGCCGACGGGAGTTGCGGCGTGACCATGTTCCGAGGCGAATCGTGGTTCGCGTGGCACCCGGTAAAAGCCCGCACCCGCTCCGGCCAACTCATTTGGGTTTGGCTTACTCATGTCTGGCGTGATCAGGCATCGACGCAATTCGGTAGCGGACCTTTCCGCTACTACCTCCGCTAACCACCAAATCACACCACAAGGAGACTACGCATGGCCAAGATTGGCGTCAGAGTTGAAGCGACCGAAGAGAACACCCAGCAGCGCGATTTCACCAACCTGCCGAATGGCGACTACCAGCTTGAGATCAGCGCGTCCGAGATCAAGGAAAAGAACAAGGATACCCGCGACCACGCCATCAATCTGAGCGTGACAATCGACGTCCTTGCTCCCGAGGAACTCAAAGGCCGCAAGGTCTTCAACAACTACAATCTGCAGCATCCAAATCCTCAGACGCAGGAGATCGGCCAGCGCCAATTTGCCTGCCTACTGCGCTCACTCGGCCTCAACGAGGCTCCTGAAGATTCTGATGAATTGCATTTCATCTCGTTCTTTGCCCGCATCGGAATGGGCAAGGACAGCAAGGAGAAAAATGCCGACGGTACCCCGAAGTACGCGGCGCGCAACGAGTTGAAGAAGTACTATTACCCTGATGAGGGCAACCTGCCTGAGCCGAAGGTCGATGCTGCGCCAGCCGCAGCCAACGACAATCGCCGCACCGCAGCCAGCAACGAAAACAAGCCTGCCGCTGCGGCCGCTGGCACGACGCGCCGGCCCTGGGGCAGCAAGTAACCCACACCAACGCGGGCTGCCTCACCAGCGGCCCGCTACTCCACCACATTTGAGGAGACACCCATGCACCTTGTCATCCACAAGGAAGACCTGACGCGTGCGCTTGCGGCCACAACGAAGGTCGTCGAGGCAAGATCCACCATTCCCATCCTGTCGAGCGTGCAAGTTGCGGCCGCAGGTGAGGGCCTTGCGATCACCGCAACTGACCTCGATATTATCGCCACCGCAGGCGTACCTGCTGAGGTCAGCAAGCCAGGCAACATTTGCGTCAGCGCGAAGCTGCTCAACGACATCGCGCGCAAGGCAACCGGCGACATCACCATGACACTGGATGGTGACAAACTTCTGGTGAAGTCCGGACGGTCGCGCTTTTCTCTTGCCACGCTGTCAGCAGATGACTTCCCAACGCTCGGCGACGACAAGTTCGATGCCGAATTCGAGATCGATTTGGCCGCGCTGTTCGCGCCGGTTTCGTTTGCGATCTCGACAGAGGAAACGCGCTATTATCTGAACGGCGTGTTCTTCAAGGGCGGCAAGTCCGAAGCTGTCGCTACCGACGGCCACCGTCTCGGCCGCCACTACGGCCCTGAGCTGCCAGCCTTCGATGGCATTATCGTGCCGCGCAAGACCGTCAGCCTGCTGCCAAAGGGCAAGGTGCAGGTGTCGGTCAGCCAGCAGAAAATCCGCATCGTGTCGGACGACGTGCGCATTACCTCCAAGCTGATCGACGGCACGTTCCCAGATTACGAACGCGTCATTCCGAAAAGCAACGAACGCGTCGTTACCGTCGACCGGGACGCGCTCATGAAGGCGTCGGATCGCGTGTCGACCGTGTCGTCTGAGCGTGGCCGTGCCGTGAAGTTCAGCATCGCGCCCGGCAGTATCGCGCTTGCTGTGGCGGCTGGGGAGGCGTCGGCGAATGACGAAGTCGAGGCGGAATATAGCGGTGAGCCGATGGATATCGGTTTCAACGCGGCGTACGTGCGCGATGTGCTGAACGTGTTGCCGTCTGGGCCGGTCAAGCTGGCCTTGCAGGACGGCAGCACGCCGGGGCTGATCACGTCAGACGGCTTTGAGGGTCTGACGCTCGTTTGCATGCCGATGCGTGTCTGATGAGCGCCGAGAACCAGAACGGCGGGCTATGGAGGCCCGCCAACTCCACCGAAGGCGCCGATTTCGAAGGAAAATGGTGCCGCCACTGTCGCAGTGATGAAGGCGAGAACTGGGAAGATGAGTTTGGCAACGACGTTCCCGGCGTCTGCGTAATCCGAGCGCAAGCCCAATGGGGCGGACAGCCAGTTGAGTGGGTGCGCCGTGAAGGCGTGCCTTGGTGTCTGTCGTTCGCGCAGGATTCTGAGAAACCAGCTCGCTGCCTGTTTACGAAGGAGATGGATTTATGAAGCTCACCGGACGCACGCGTTACCGAACAAACTGGCGTGGCAAGCTGATCCTGCAAGTCGAATTCATTCGATACTACTGCCACGACTTGAATGGCAGCGGATATTACGACGAAGGCGAAACGACACATTGGCGTGATGCCAAGGCCGAAGACATCATCAACAAAGAGGTCTTCTAACCTTGGCCCCACTACCCAAACCCGAGTCCAGCACAGTCAGAGCGATTTACCAGGCATACGAAGCCGCAGCATCGTCATGGGATAGCCTCGGCATATCCGTCGGCGAGGCCAACAATCCCTGTGATCGCGCGCTCTGGTATGCCTTCCGTTGGGCATCGCCACTGGAAAAGCATCACGGCCGCCAGCTGCGTCTGTTCGAAACCGGCAACATCGAAGAAGACCGCCTTGTTGCTGATCTCGAGCGCATCGGCGTGGATGTCTATGGCCAGCAGGACAAGATCAGGTTGGTTCAAGGTCACGTACGCGGCAAGTGCGACGGCAAGGCTATGGGAGTTGTCGAGGCGCCAAAGACTGAGCATTTGCTCGAATTCAAATCGAGCAATGCCAAAGGCATGAAGGATATCATCAAGAAGGGCTGCAAAGGTGCTAAGCCACTCCACTATGGTCAATGTCAGCTAGGAATGCACGCCTTCGGCCTGTCACGATGCCTCTACCTCGTCAGTTGCAAGGATGACGACACGCTCTACGCCGAACGCATCGAATACGATCCGGAGTTCTGCCTGCGTCTTTTGGCGCGGCTTGAACGCGTCATCAACTCGGCGGAGCCGCCTTCGCGCATCAACGAAGCACCGGATTGGTTTGAATGCGCCTTCTGCAAGCACAAGCCTGTCTGCAAGGAAGGCGCATGGCCCCGCGTCACGTGCCGCTCCTGTATCCACTCATCTCCGGAGATGGGCGGCGACGGTCATTGGTCCTGTGCGCGTTGGGCAAAGCCGATTTCGTTCGACGAGCAAAAGGAAGGCTGCCCTACACATCTGACGATTCCCGCGCTCGTGCCCGGAGAGCAAACGGATTGCGACGAGGAAGCCGAGACGATCACGTATGTGCTGCGAGACGGCACGACATGGATTGATGGCGCCACCACCGCCTAAACCACCACATGAGGAGACCATCATGCCGCTTGTAGCACGCATGCCGCTTGTCGCTGCCAACGACAACAATCCGCGCAGTCCCGAGTTCGACAGCAAGCTGTTGGCCTACGAGCCGGCTTTGCGAAGACTGGCGCGGAAGATCACGAAAAACGACGATGCCGCCGACGATCTGTTTCAGTCGGCGATGGTCGTCATGTTGCGCCGTCATCGCGAATGCCGCATCGAGACGTTCTGGACGTGGGCGGTCCTCTGCGTTCGGGGTACGGCGCAGGAATTCGTTCGCACCAATTCCACCAAGTCGCGCTCTGCTGAAGTCTGCAGTCTCTCGGCATTCGACGAGATGCCGGGCTCTAGCGATCCGCATCAGGAGGAGGGCGCCGACTTGTCGCGCGTTATTTCCCTCCTGGGAGGCCGCAACGGCACGATGCTGATGCGCAAAGCCATGGGTGAGACCCTAGAAGCCATTGGCAAGGACCACGGCCTCACTAGGGAGCGCGTGCGGCAGATCGTCGTCAAGGAGCGGGCGAGGGTGCTTGGGCTGCTGCGGGAGGCGGCTTGATGCTCCAACTGCGCCACTACCAAGAAGAAGCAGAGAGCGCCGTTTTCGATTATTGGTCAACGACGGCAGGCAATCCTCTTGTCGATCTCGCCACAGGATGCGGCAAGTCCCTTCTGATGGCTTCCCTCATCAAGAGGCTGGTCGAGGGCTGGCCGGACATGCGGATCCTCGTGGCTACCCATGTCGCCGAACTGATCGAGCAGAATTATCTTGAGTTGCTCGGCATTTGGCCGTTTGCGCCTGCTGGCATTTTCTCCGCCGGACTGGGTCGCCGTGACGCACGCAGCCAGATCATCTTTGCAGGCATCCAGACCGTGCACAGCAAAGCTGCGCTCATCGGGCACATAGACGTGCTGATGGTCGATGAGTGTCATCTGATCCCTGCCAACAGCAACACGATGTATGGCCGCTTCATCGCGGCGCTGCGCGCGATCAATCCGGACATGAAGATCCTGGGGCTCACCGCTACGCCCTACCGGCTGGACACAGGCCGGCTGGATGATGGCGACGATCGGCTGTTCGACCAGATCGTCTACACCTACGGCATCGCCGACGGTGTCGGCGACGGTTATCTCGCGCCTCTGTCGTCCAAGGCAACGGCAACCACCTTCGACATGAAAGGCGTTGGCAGGCAGGGCGGCGATTACAAGCAGTCAGCGTTGCAGGCTGCCGTGGACAAGATGGACGTCACGCGCTCCGCCGTTGATGAAATCGTTGCGAAGGGCGCCGACCGCAAGTCGTGGCTTTGCTTCTGCTCAGGTGTCGAACACGCCGAGCACGTTCGTGATGAGATCCGTTCGCGCGGCATATCATGCGAAATGATCAGCGGCGAAACCCCGAAGGACGAGCGCCGTCGCATCATCGATGACTTCAAGTCCTACAAGATCCGCGCACTCACCAACAACTCGGTACTCACCACCGGCTTCAATCACAAGGGCGTCGACCTGATCGCGGCATTGCGTCCGACGTTGTCGGTATCGCTCTATGTGCAGATGATGGGCCGCGGCACTCGCGTCATATACGCGCCCGGCATGCCTCTTGAGACGCCTGAGGAGCGCATCGCTGCGATCAAGGCCGGCCCGAAGCCATCCTGCCTTGTGCTGGACTTCGCCGGTCTGGTCGACAAGCACGGGCCGGTCGACATGGTGCAGCCAAAGGTTCCTGGCAAGGGTGACGGCGAAGCGCCTGTAAAGGTCTGCCCGTTCGACGTCGAAGACAAGAATGGTCGCTTCGGCTGTGGAGAAAAGGTGCATGCCTCCGCACGTACCTGCTCTTGCTGCGGGTATGAGTTCGACATCGACGACAGTCCGAAGATTACGGCCACAGCTGCTGATACGCCGATCATGTCGACGGCAGAACCAGAACCCCGCACCGTCACATCCCGCAGCTTCTACTACCATGAAGGCAAAGGCGATAAGCCGCCATCTGTGAAGGTCAGCTACATGGTCGGCATGACGGCGATCAATGAGTGGGTCTGCCCTCAGCACCAAGGCTTCCCGAAGTCCAAGGCCGACCGCTACTGGCGCGCGCATGGCGGCAAGATGCCGTTTCCAAAGACCGTTCTGGAATGGATCGAGCGTCAGGCGGAGTTGGCCGACACCGTCGAGATCACGGTCAAGCCGCGCCAGAAGTATTGGGACGTTGTGGGCCACGTTGTCGGTGCTGCGAATGACAATCGGGTGTCACCGGTGAATGACAACGTGCCAGAGGAAGAGGATTGGCGGGTGCTGATGGATGATGACGTGCCGTTCTAATCTTGACAAATTTGTAAAACCGGTTTATCTTCAAACTATGCGCCACACCAATGGCGTCACCACATTGAGGAGATGAGAATGAGCAGAAGAAACATCTGGTTCATCAGTGATACCCATTTCGGGCACAACAACATTATTGGATATTGCCGCCCGCACTTTTCGTCAGTCGATGAAATGGAAAGCGCGATCATCGAGAATTGGAACAATGCAGTGAGGCCTGATGATCTTGTTTATCATCTTGGCGACTTCGCTTGGAAAACTGCCGACGCGAAACGCGTTCGCCCACTGCTGAATGGTGCAATTCGCCTCATCGTGGGTAATCACGATGACATTCCATCGCTTGCTCCAGCGGGTCTGTTCCAGCGCATCTATCTATGGAAGCAATTCCGCGACCTCGGCTTTACCGCTTCCCATATTCCCATGCGCTTCGATCAACTTCGCCATGGCGCGAAAAACCTGCACGGCCATGTGCACGGCGATCTCACCGGACTAGAACCATTCCATCGCGATGTTTCGGTTGAGAGCATCGGCTACAAGCCGGTGCATATGGACGAGATCGTTGCGTGGGCAGGAGCCGCCGCATGACCAAACCAGCCAACGACAACTATTTAGCCGCCGACGTGGCCAACCTTGAAGCTCTTTTCGCCGATATGCTCGCTGCATATCCCGAGCTCGAAGCCGACGAAGAGCTTCGCGCTGATATGCTGGAAGGCGAGACCAACTTCCACGCCGTCCTCACGCGTTTGGTCAACGGCGAGCGCGACGCCGACAGCCTATCGAAGGCCGTGGCTGGCCGCATCTCCGACCTACAGGCGCGCAAGTCCCGCGCAGAGCGCCGCAAGGAGGCCATGCGCAGCTTGATGTTCAAGCTGCTAAAAGCCGCAGGGGTACCGCGCGTACCGATGGCTGAGGCGACCATCTCCATCGGCAAGAAGGCAGCGTCGGTTGAGATCGTGGATGAGGCGTTGTTGCCCAAGGGCTACGTGCGCGTTTCGACGTCTCCGGACAAGACCGCCATCAAGGAAGCGTTGCAGGCTGGCACAGACGTGCCGGGTGCGAAGATGGGCGAGGCGGGTGAGCAGTTGTCGGTGAGGGTGGCATGACCAAAACCATCATGATCGCCCACGGTAGCGCAGCTGTTCAGGCTGCGTGCATCATCTCGGCAGTGGCGAAGGAACGCGAAGACAAGGCGCGCGGCTATGAGTTGGCCGCGCAGTGGCATGACAAGCAGGAGAAGGCTTGCCGAGATATTGCGAACGATGCGCCTCGCATTGACGCAACGACGCGCGCGAAAGCAGCCGTAGCTGCCATTCATCACGGCGCTAATGCCGCTGGCCTTCGCAATGCGGCTTCGGATTTGCTTAGGAAGAACAACCCACTGGCGTGAATCTGATTGCCTGAATATGCTGGGCGACATTTCAATGGGGTAGACTTCTATGGCAATAATATTTCGGCAAGAGAAAGGCCACATGGGCCAGTATGAGGACTGGTGGCATTTAGATGCCAACGAGGATGGCTCTCACACGGTTCGTCATGTTTGGGACCACGTCAGGGTCAACGGTCTAGCCAGGAATGAGGGTTCAGAATCATACTCTGTCGAGGAATTCCTTTCTGGGGATCACCACGATACCGCTAAGCAGAAAGTTCGTGAGGCTTTAAACCTCTAGAACGAAAGACAGACACACCACCCGCCGCGCCACCAACGCGGCGTCCCGCTTCAGCGGGAACACCACAGTCTGAGGAGACATTATGAAACCGTTATCAGAGGGGCGCTTCGGCGCCATCCTTGCTGACCCACCGTGGTCATTCAGAGCGTACACCAACGACAAGCTAGCCTCCGATCGTTACTGGCCGGTCAAGGAGGCAGCGTAATGGCCAAGCTCACCAAAGCTCAAGCGAAAGCCCATGCGCAGGCCTGCGACCTGCTGACCAAACCCGTGCTGACGGAAGACGAAAAGGACTTCGTTCTTAAAAACTGGAACGAGGGCGCGAACCATGTGAACGGCGCTGCTGGCGCGTTCTTCACGCCATACGATATGGCATTTGATTTCACTATCGATGCTATCGGGCAGGGCGGATATGGCGGGCGTATTATCGATCTGTGCGCTGGCATCGGCATGCTGTCCTACGCTTGCTGGCATCGAAGCCACCAGAAGGCCCGCATCACCTGTGTCGAGCGTAATCCGGATTATCTCGCTGTTGGTAAGAAGATCCTGCCGGAGGCAGAGTGGATCCTCGCTGACGTCATGGATGTGCTGGGCATGGGGCTAGGTCGCTTCGACGTGGCGATTAGCAACCCGCCGTTTGGTAAGATCAAGCGCGACGGTGGTGCACCTCGATACACGGGCGCAGAGTTCGAATTTCACGTCATCGACATTGCTGCGCATCTGGCTGACGCGGGCGCATTCATCGTGCCGCAGATGTCAGCTGGCTTCAACTACAGCGGCCGGCCTTGCTACGAGCGCCAGAAGGACGGCAAGGCGGTAAAATTTCAAGAGCTGACTGGCCTTCACTTAGAGGCTGGCTGTGGGATCGATACCGCTTTCTACATCAACGATTGGAAGGGTGTTTCGCCAATGTGCGAGATCGTTTGCGTCGAGTTTGAACGTCAGGAAGAAATGCCTGTTGTTGAGGCGGCAAACGACAATGTGTCGCCGGTTCAGGCGGATTTGTTTGGGGTGGCAGCATGACTAAACTTCCAACCACTCCACGCCAGCACACGCCGACGGTCGACGCGGACCATAACCCGACCACCTGCTTTGTCTGCGGCATGCACGCCTTCGGTATCGGCGTGAACGCCAACGGCCGCGACAAAGACCCCCACTATATCTGCCGGAGGTGCGCCGTGGGCATCGACAATTACAAGAAGATCGAACGGCTCGACGACTACGAGCTGCGAGCCTTGGACGCTGGTGTTGATGCCGTCGGCGAATACATCGCCGATCATGGCGTGACTGATCTCGCGCACTTCGACGAGCTCATGCAGCGGATGATGGTCAAGGCTGCTTGGGAGGGCTGTGCCAGAGGCCTCAGGGCGGCTTTGTCGGAGGCGCCGTTCTAGAAGTATAAGGAATTTCAACCGCATTTCCGAGCCCGACCAAGGCGAGGACACCACACCGAGGAGACGATATGACGATCAATTTCAACCCGAAGAATGACGTGTTGATTATGGACAGCTTTGCTGGAGGAGGCGGCGCTTCTACCGGCATTGAGCTTGCGCTTGGAAGATCGCCTGACTTGGCCATTAATCACAATCCGGCCGCGCTTGCGCTGCATGCAGCTAATCACCCGGAGACGCTTCATCTGTCGGAGAACGTCTATAAAGTCGACCCGCTCGACTATTTGCGGCGGAGGCATGTTGGCCTTGCTTGGTTCTCGCCGGACTGCAAGCATTTCAGCAAAGCCAAAGGCGGCAAGCCAGTGGAGCGCAATATCCGCGACCTCTGCTGGATCATTCCCGGCTGGATCGAGCGTATCCAGAAGAGCGGCGGCAAAGTTGACGTTGTAATTATGGAGAACGTCGAGGAGTTCAAGGACTACGGCCCGCTGATGCAGACTGAGCGCGGACTCATGCCTGATCCAACCCGCAAAGGCGAGACGTTCAAGGACTGGTGCAAGAAGTTGCGCAAACTCGGTGGGAAGATCGAGTTTCGAGAACTGCGCGCGTGCGATTACGGTGCACCGACTATCCGCAAGCGCTTGTTTGTTATCGTCCGCTTCGATGGAAAGCCGATCGTTTGGCCCGAACCGACGCATGCCAAGCCAACTGATGCCGATGTTATAGCTGGGCGCAAGCTGGCATGGCGCACGGCAGCCGAGTGCATCGATTGGAGCCTGCCTTGCCCGTCGATCTTCGACACATCATTGCAGGTGATGGCTCGCCATGGACTACGCGCAGTGCGTCCGCTGGCCGATGCCACGATGTCGCGTGTCGCCCGAGGCATGAAGCGTTACGTGCTGGATGCTGAGCGGCCATTCCTGGTGAACCTGACACACGGCGGACGTGTTGAAGACCTTGGTCATCCATTCATGACTATCACCGGTGCTAATCGCGGAGAGAAGGCAGTAGTGGCACCCAACCTCATGAGCCTGAAGGGCAGTGCCCGCCGGGATAGCGCTGCCAACGATCCGCATCCGACCATTCTCGCCGGTGGCGGGCACTCGGCCGTCATAGCGCCCGTTCTTAGCTATGCGCAGCAGGGCGGCGCCAACCGCTCCGTCGAGGATCCGCACCAGACCATTTGCGCCAGCTTGAAGGATCAGAACGCAGTCATTATTCCAACGCTGGTAGGGTGCGGCGGCAGAGCCGGGCAGTCGCGCCCGCGTGGTGGCGATGAGCCGACCGCGACCATCACGGCGAAGGCGGACGGCTGTGTGTCGATGGCCTTCATCGCTCAGCACAATAACGATAACCGCCGTATCGGTGGCGTTAATCCAGGTCGTGACGCTGGCGAGCCGATGTCGACGGTCACCGCAACTGGCGCGCAGCAAGGTGTCGTGTCGGCTTTCGTCTCTCGTCAATTCGGCGCGTCGATCGGACACGACATTGAGGAACCATCGGCGACCGTGACTGCCGGCGTCAATAAATCGGCGCTCGTGGCACCATACCTGCAAGCATACTATGGCACCGGTGATGGTGGCGAGGAGAGTCAGCCAGCTAGGACAATCACGACCAAGGATCGGCATGGACATGTCGAGGCGAGCCTGATCGTACCGCCTTTCACCGCTGATCAGGAGCAACGTGCCCGGCAGGTTGCAGACTTTATGCGCGAGCATGGTTTTTGGGACGACCGCGAATTCGTGACTCTGTCGATCGGTTCGGACACCTTTGTAATTGTCGATATCGGCATGCGCATGCTGACGCCTCGTGAGCTCTACAACGCGCAGGGCTTTCCGTCAGACTATCGCATTGATGAGGACGCCTACGGAAATGCGTTCCCGAAGTCGGTTCAGGTCAGCTGCGTCGGCAACTCGGTTTCGCCACCGGTCGCCATGGCTCTAGTCGCAGCAAACTGCGGTCACTTGGCCGCCGCCAACGAAAACGTCAGTGAACCGTTCCAGATCGCCGCTTGACGTAGAGATAATTCAGCAGGTCGACCAAATCGTCGGCCTGCTCCATCTCCAGTCCATCTTGGGGAACGTCGTTCACCTCCGCTGGCTCGCCAGTAAAGATGTCGAAGACGGTCCATGTTTCGTCTTTCTCCTTGCGCATGTCGTATCGATTTTTCTGCATGCCGATACTCCGGAGGTTTCATGCCTGAACATACCACGCCTTTGACGCCGCTTGAACTAGCGCAACATTACGTATCCGAAGGCTGGCCCGTGTTCCCCTGCCGCTCGCACGCTGAGGAGCACAACGACCAAGCCACCGGCGAGATCATTACGCTCGGCGAGAAGACGCCTTTGACGCCTAATGGCTTCAAGGGCGCAACGCGTTTTCCCCGCATCATCGAGAGATGGTGGTCGGATTGGCCGGACGCTGCCGTTGGCTTGCCGACTGGCGAGAAGACCGGCTTCTTCGCGCTAGACATCGACAATAAGCCTGGCGGCGCCAATGGCTTCGACTGGCTGGCGGAGATGGAGGCCGAACACGGTCCGCTGCCAGACACGGCACGTGTGACGAGCCCCAACGGGGGCCTGCACATCTACTTCAAGTACGTGGTGGGCACGCGCAACCGCGGCGCACTAGGTGCTGGCGTGGATATTCGCTCCGAAGGCGGCTACGTGCTCGCAGCTGGCAGCACGATGGCTAACGGCCGATCCTACAAGTGGGAAACTGACACGCGCGAGATTGCGGACGCGCCAGCATGGCTACTTGACCTGCTGCTGCCGAAGTCGGCGCCTGCTCACACGCAGTACAGTCTTTCGGCTGCGACCAACAACGCTTATGTCGATGCCGCTGTCGATCGCGAGCTGGCCGACCTTGCTGGCGCGCCTATGGGCACACGCAACAATGCTCTCAACGACGCGGCGTTCTCAATCGGCACTATCGTAGGCGCCGGCGCGCTCGGCGAGGCCGAGGCACGCGCCTTGCTGCAGGACGTAGCTCGCGGCTGGGGCAGGGACTGGTCACGCTGCTGCAAGACGATTGAGAACGGCCTAAAGGCTGGTATCCAGAACCCGCGCAACATTCCGGAGCCTGACTTCCCGGCGCAGGACAACACGCGCCTGGTGGACATCACGCGCATGATCCAGCGCGGGCTGGAGAAGGGACGCCTACGCGAGCAGGCGGCACGGGTCGATGCAGACCTTACCGTACAGGAAGAAGTGCTGCACAACGGCACGGATATTCCCGAGCGGGAAGTTGTATCACCCGCCGGTGACGTGGAGCCAGCGAACGACAACGTGCCACAATCACCGATCGTCGCCACTGCATTCAAGTGGATCGATCCCAAGACATTGCCGCGCCGTGAGTTTGCCTACGGCTCGCACTTCATCCGCAAGTATGTGTCCGTCACGGTATCGCCGGGCGGCCTTGGTAAGACGTCGGCCAGCATCGCTGAGGGCCTTGCTATGGTGTCGGGCAGGGCGCTGCTCGGCATCAAACCACCCAAGCGCTTGCGCACGTGGATATTCAATGCCGAAGACCCGCGTGACGAAATGGAGCGGCGCATCATGGCGGCTTGCATCCACTACAAGCTGAAGCCTGCAGACCTTGAAGGACATCTCTTCCTGGATAGCGGCCGCGAACAGGAACTGGTCGTCGCCATCGAAGACAAGAAGGCTGGCGTCCGCATCCAGCAGCCGATTGTTGAGGCGGTGGTCGAGCAGATCGAGCGATATGGCATCGATGTTATGATCGTGGATCCATTCGTGTCCACGCACGGCGTCAACGAGAACGACAACGGCGCGATCGACAAGGTGGCGAAGCTTTGGGCGCAGATTGCGGATTACACAAACTGTTCGATCGATATCGTGCACCATTTGCGCAAGGTGGCGGACCGAGAGGCGACCGTTGAAGACGCACGTGGCGCCGTGTCGCTGATCGGCGCGGCGCGCTCGGTGCGTGTCCTAAACCGCATGTCAGAAGAGCAGGCAGGTGAGGCGGGTATCAACAAGGAAGATCGTTTCGGATACTTCTACACCACCTACGGCAAGTCTAACCTGACGCCGTTATCGCATAAGGCAGAGTGGCGGCATCTCGTGTCGACGCCGCTGGGAAACGGTACTGGCCTTGCGCAGCCGCAGGACTTTGCCCCGGTCGTGACGGAATGGCATTGGCCGAGTGCGGAGGAAGTAGCGGGAGACCTCACGGAGGACCAGCGTGCGTCGATCCTGGCGGCTGTGAGCGCGTCCGACTACAAGAAGTCACCGAAGGCCAAGAACTGGGTTGGAACCGCTGTAGCGTACGCTGTGGGGCTGGATCTGGACGACAATGTCCAGCGCAAGCGGGCGTCCAGCCTTGTAACTGCGCTGATGCGTGAAGGTGCGCTCGTCGAGCGGGAGGAACGGGATCCAGTGCGGCGGGAACTGGCGGTGTTTGTGAGAGCGGCTTAGGCGCCGCCAGCGACTTTTCGCACGATTTCGCCGACCTCGAAGGGGAGGAAGCCGAGGCCGCGTCCGGATTTCGCAGCCAATGTGATAAGTCCCCAGTAGGCGGCGTTTAAATGAACTGACCTAACCTCAACGCGGCCGCTCTCCAAGTTCTCGTAGGTGCGCAAAGGAACGCCCATGGCCTCCGCAAATTCTGCTTGGGTCAAGGCTGCGCCAGTGCGGAGGCCTTTAAGGTCTAACATTGAATTCCTCACTCCCTTTTGTTATCTTGGGGAACCGGAGAGGTTGCAGCCCCTCCGGCCCCCAGTTTAACGGCCGATGGAGATCGTTACTCTCCACTTGCCGAACCGGACTTGGACGGTGAGCTTGATGCTCATGGTATCCTCCAGTCGGGTTGCCGAAGCGGGTTTGCTTCGGTAATTTCTTTATGCCACCATTCTGGTGGTTGCGCAAGCGAAAACCACCATTTTGGTGGTAAAAAATAGAGCCGTCCGCTTTGCAGAGCTGGCGGCTTTTTTTGTCTCTTATAGCGCCTGCGATTGTAGCCGTTCTCACTTATCGCGGAACCATTTGGGCCACCTTGCGTTTTCTCCTCACACAACAAAGAGGAGACATATCAATGGATTGGAACCGCGTAGAAGGTAACTGGAAGCAGATGAAGGGCAAGGTTAAGGAGCAGTGGGGCAAACTCACCGACGACGACCTTGACGTCATCAATGGCAAGCGCGAGCAGCTGGAAGGCAAGATCCAGGAGCGCTATGGCTATGCGAAGGACCAGACCAAGAAAGACGTCGACGACTGGTATGGTCGTCAGGGTTGGTAATGCAAAGCAAGGCCGCCGGTCAGTAATGGTTGGCGGTCTTTTTGCGGAACCAAAGCCGTTGGCGCGCATTATTCACTCAAGTAGCTTGCGCACTGACCACGGATGTACTGGCAGAAGATGACAAGCGACAGGAAGGCTGGTGCGGTTTCGCCCCGGCCTTTTTTGTGCTTTGCATCTCTGATATGTTGCGCCGAGAATTATGCGACACAATAAGAGGGGTGTCGAGCTATGCTCGACATACTATATATAGTATGACGCGACCGCCTATCCAGCTGGATCTTCCGTTCGATTCAATCTTCAGTCCCAATGACAACCCAGCCCTTTGGTCGCCAAGAGAGATCTGGGTGAAGTTGAACCAGAGGATGATGTCAACATTCGGAGAAGACCGTAGGATCGACTACAAGCAGTCACGCCGCATCAGCGTGGATGACTACGCGACTTATCTATCCATGTTCTCCAATACACCAGAAGGTGGCGTCATCGTGTATGGGGCCGACAGCAAGGGTAATGCCTTAGGATTCAAGGACATTAGCCATAACGTTATCAATGAACTTGAGCGAGCTCATACAACGCATTGCCCGCTAGCGAAGCCAGAATTCAAGAGAATTCCCGTGATTGTCGACGGGAAGCAGGACGTGGTGGTTGCTATCTATATTCCTTATATCGGGAGATTGGTAGAGACCAACAAAGATGAAGCATACACCCGCTATGGTGACAGCAAGCACAAGATGAGCGACGAGGAAAAGCGCGACTTTCGTTCGACGCGCCAAGAGTCGTCATTTGAACTCGATATAGCACCCTACCAGTTCCCGAATGACTTTGATCTCCGGACCATCCAAGACTTCTGCGACGCCTATCGGGACAAAGAGGGCCAGAAAAAGTGGAAAAATGAAGAGGTTTTGATTGATAGGCATCTGCTTACATATAGAGAGAACGTTCTGGTGCCGACTAACGCTCTTGTGTTGTTGGCGGCAAAGGACCCTCGTAGGACGATACCGGGATGCCGAGTTCGAGTGCAACGTTTTGCATCCGATAGCGAAGGCGTGGGAAGCAATTATAATCCAATTCGCGACAAATTCATCGAAGGCAATGTGGTTCAGATCATCAAGGGAAGCTCTGAACTAATCAGGGAATTAAACTACGACGTTACTTGGCTCAACGCTGAAGGAAAATTTGTCACAACGCCCGAATATCCACAGTACGCTTGGCTCGAAGCATTGGTGAACGCTTGCGTACATCGTTCGTACAGCTTCAGTGGATCCGAAATCACCGTCAAATTTTTCCCATCTAGGCTGGAGGTAGAAAGTCCAGGAGGATTTGTGCCCCCCGTCAACGAAACGACCATCTATCACACACGAGCAGCACGAAATGCTCACTTCATGGACGCAATGCGGATCCTTGGGTATGTCAGAATGGCGAGAGAAGGCACGCGGCGAATTCGTGAAAGTATGAAAGAGTATGGCTTGCCTGAGCCTAAGTTTCAGCAAGAAGTAGTTCACGGCGTCGTGGTCCGAGTGGTTTTGGAGAACGACCAGAAATCGCGGCAGAGAGCGACGGATGCCGACGTGGCGGCACATTTCGGAGTTGATCGCTGGAAGATGCTGCAAGACCACGAAATCAAGATCGCTGCGTACACTTTCCGTAATGGAAAAATACAAGTATCTGAGGCGCAGAGATTGACCGGACGAACTTGGGGTACGAGCAAGAAGGACTTGGATCGGCTGGTTCGCTCCGGCGTTCTTGAATTTAAGGCCGGCGCTTTTACACGCGACCCGAGCGCGCATTATGTTCTGGTGAAAAAGTCTCAGTAGCACAACTCTGTCATCTTTTCTTGCAACTAAAAGTTTGCCCGGATAGCCACTTTTCTATCCGTGCACTAACTGTGCACATACGGGCGGAGACACCCGCACAGCGCTGCCCGGTTGGTGCACGTTTAGTAGGGTATATATTTATATATACCCCTACACGTGCAACCGTGCAGGGCGGTGTGCCGCGCGCACGGTTCTGATGATTTTATCTGGGCAACGTGCGGCGGACAGATGGACATATTCGTTACAACCCGGAACCGACATCACCTCATCCGCATTTCGCAGATGAGGAGAACGCAGATGCCAGACAACGAAATGCAGCCATACACCGTCGAGCAGCTACAGCAGAAATATGCCGTAAGCCTGCATGTGGCAGTGGAGGTGCTCGAACACTTTCGAGGCGACCGGTCAAAAATCGACAAGTTCATGAAGCGGTGCCCGAACCGGGAAGGGGACGATCGTCAATGACAGAGGCCTGCTCTTAGTCGGTCTTTTTTTGCGGATCCGGTCTTGAACCCGCCTTTGCCGCCACCAATATTTTTTCGTGCTTCTTGATCTGTTTGGATTGGAGGTAAGAAATGAACAGCCAAGACGTTTTGTTTCGAGCACCAGTTCGCGTCCGGCTACAATGCGGACTCGAGAGAACATTCCTCAGCGTATATGATGCGCTGGATTTTTTGGAAGAAGAGTGGCCGCTCCGACGCGGAGATCGCTACAAGAGGGCAGTGAACCGATGCAGGGCAGCTCTGGAATGGGCAGCGCCCTCCGAGGTCGCCCGTGAAGCTTTCATTGCGGCCTGCCTTGAGGCGGGCATGCCGATGGTCTCGGCAAGTCCGACGCCAATGCGCGGGCACAGCCATAACCTTCATGCAACTGGCTAGGTACACAGCCCCGCAGAATGCGGGGCTTTTTTCTCGGCCAAAAAATATTTCACAAATCGACTACCCGTTTTCGCTCCTCTCTCGGAAAGTATGTGGGTCGCCACCACGACACCACACCACGAGGAGACCGCCATGGGAAAAGCCACCACCCAAACCACCAGCATCAACGGTAAGCGCGTAGTCATCCGCACGAGCGCCAAGGGCAAAGTGAGCGTCGCTGACGCACCCATCAAGGAAAGCGAAGGGCAGGCGGCTCAGGTGCGCGCGCTGCGTGCCTTGCCAGAGTATGGACGGCAGTTCCTGCTCGCGGGTGACATGAATTCAGCCAAGCGCGGACCGCGCGCACAGGCCGATGCTATCGCCACCGGGCTGACGCCAGGCGAAGCCGATCTGCGGATTTACCTCAAGGGCGGCAAGCTGCGGATGATCGAGAACAAGGTCGGCAAGGGCAGGCTATCTCCGGCTCAGGTCGAGCGCCACGCATCACTCGTCAGACTGGGACATACGGTCGAAGTGGTGCGGTTCACGTCCACAGGGGAAGCGGCAAGCAAGGCCGTGTCGCTCGTCAAAAGCTGGCTGGCCGATAACGACAACACCAAGCAGCAGTAACGGCGCCCACCAAGCGCCTTCACCACAGGGGAGACGAGAATGGCCAGACATGGATCACTTGCAGAGCAGCTGGCAGCGGTCCGCCGCTTCGCCACCGAACCAGATCATCAGCCGGAGCCTCTACAGACTAACTGGTCTGTCGTCCCAGCAAACGACAACAACCCCGACGAAATCGAAGACCTAAAGCACGATCGCAAAAGGCTGGTAACGCCATCTGTCGCCGAGATCATGAAGAACGTTGCTACGGGTGATGTCGAGCGGAACCCAGCAGGGCAGGTGGTCCGGATCGGAAAGCTGCGGTTCAGCGATGGCACTCAGACTGAAAAAGCCTGTCGCCTCTCTATTGACGGTGGCGTCGAGGAGTACGCGGCAAGGATGCCGGCTGGTGCGCTGCTTGGCTCTCGCGACAAGGTGGATGTTGCGTTAGGCGGAGACGACAATCCGCAAGAGGTTATCGAAAGCAATCAGTACTTCGCCGACATGCTCGATACCAACAGGGCCAGATACCTTACCGGCAAGAAGCACAAAGGCCCGCGTGTGAGGATGACGGCAGACGAAGCCCGATCGGAACTGGCCAGGGCTTATGCCAACACCGACATGAGCAAGGTTACATTCACCCGCTGCCCTGATGGACTGCCGTGTGGCTCCGCCAAGATCGCAGATAGTTTTCTAGGAATGCAAAAGACCACATGCGCCGGCGGCGGCTCGATGATGTGGCAGGATATCGTAGCCGCAATGGCGGATCGCAAGGAGTGGTTCGATGCGGTTGATGAGTTGAAAGACGAAGACAGAGCGACGCTTGAAGCCGCGCGGTCAGCGAGGAACATGTCCGATCTCGGAACCAAGGCCGGATACACAGGCAAGCAGGCAGAACGACAAGGAAAACGTCGACTGATGGCCGCGAACGACAATCTGATGGCTGCACTACGAAAGGCGGCGTCATAACGTCCCTTTCCGCGATCTCGGAGAGAGTAATGTGAAGGGGTGGCGCAACGTAGTTGCGAACCCCACCACACTCCGAGCGCTCTAAGCGTCGGACCCATCGCCATGCTGCACTCGTTGCAGCCTCTGAGCTTTGGGTAACTATCACGTGGAGTAGAGCAGCCCGGTAGCTCGCCAGCCTCATAAGCTGGAGGCCGTGAGTTCAAATCTCACCTCCGCAACCAATCCCATGCGCGTTCTCCTCCGCTTGCATGGTGATCGTGCGGCTCGCTCCCTTAGTTGGTTGAGCGGGCCGCTTTTGTTTTTTGACTGCTTTCGCTGCCGATCCGTTGCGGTGCTACGCTGCGATACGACGAGCAGCCTTGTCAGATGCTTTGCGGTCAGCACCATGTTCCGAGATGATTTTAGCTGCCTCTTCCACGGAAATGCGATGCTTCTTGGCCAATGTCTTGGCGTCATAAGCCTGTTCGGACGCTGAAGCGCCTTGAGGTTGTGCCATGTTTTTTCTCCTTGAAATGGCCGACGCTACTTGAGCCGCATATTGCAGGCTGTCGGTCACTGTCGTGTATGTAGGTAGTTGGGTTGCACTGCGCAACCACGATGGCGTCCATATCGGGAGACGTGATGCCCAAACCCTACGGCCGCTCAGCGGAAGCCGCGCTCTACCGTCGCATGTACAAGACGGCAAGATGGCAGCGCTTACGTGAGGCGCATCTTGCCGCCGAGCCGCTATGCCGGTTCTGCCTGGCTGTCGAGGATGTCACCGAGGCAACTACGTGTGACCACGTCAAGCCGCACAAGGGCGACGAGGCTTTGTTCTACGACCCGAGCAACCTGCAATCGCTATGCGCCCCGTGCCACGACAAGCTGAAGGCTCGCATCGAGCGAGGCCAGCAGGCAGTGGTCATTGGCGTTGATGGATATCCTGTCGAGGTAGGCTGATGATGCGAGGAACTGGCAAGACCAAGGCGATGGTCATGGCGCTACCCGATGAAGGCGCATGCGTTGTGGTCCATAACGCATCGATGGTTCGGTACGTCGAACACATGATCTATGACCTACGCGGCAAAGACCTTATGAACCGCTGCAAGGTTATCGGCGTAGCCCGTCAGCATGATGCTGATCGGCTTCAAGGGCTGCGGATGCGAACGTTCGTCGACCATGCCTTCTGGTGGTTGACGTCTGATCCTCACTTGCGAGCGCGGGTCGAGTGTCTCCTTGATGCAATCAACTATCAGTTTCCCGACACGAAGGCGGCCGCCTGACCCTACCCGGGGGTGGTCGCAAAGTCGACGATCGCCCCGGCCAAGGACCGCCGGGGTAACGCAATTCAAATGCAAACACAGATTTTTGCCTAGCGCGTGCGCAAGCGCGCGTGCGCGAGGGGATGCCGCATGTCTGATAAGAAAAGCCGCGTCGACAGCGTTGATGAGGCCGTGAGGATTGCCTCTGCGACCTCTGAGGAGATCCAGTTTCCTGAAAACGTGCCGCTCGACGACGGCGACGTCCCATTTTTCAAGAATGTCATTGCCGAATATGCCCGCGCCGATTGGTCGGCGCACCAGCTTGAAATTGCCGCGATGCTTGCCCGCACGATGGCCGACCTAGTGAGGGAACAAGACCTGCTTCGCACTGAGGGCTCGGTCGCCGTCACGGAAAAAGGGACGCCCGTAGCAAACCCGCGGAAATCCGTGGTCCAGATGCACGCTTCTTCCATCCTTTCGTTTCGCCGATCACTGGCGCTGCATGCGCGCGCCGTACAAGGCGAGGCGAGGGACGCAGCCAAGCGGCGCGATCAGGCCAAAGAGATCGAGGCAGGCGCGAGCGTGGACGACGAACTCCTAGCCTAATCGAGGTTGTGAATGCTTTCTGAGGCCGTGGTCGGCGCCATCAAGTGCGGCCCGATCCCGGTTCTGCGCGACTGGCGCGCACTGCCGACGTCGGAGCTAACCCGCGGCGAGAAAATGTGCCGCTTCATCGAAGAGTATCTGGTTGTGCCAGAAGGCGCGCTTGTCGGCCAGCCAATCAGGCTGCTGGACTTCCAGGTCGCGTTCATTCTGTCGGTCTACGACAACCCGAACGGCACATCTCGCGCATACCTTTCGATCGCACGTAAGAACTCCAAGACGGCTACCATTGCCTGTCTCTTGCTTGGCCACGTGATCGGCCCGGAGGCCTTCCCAAACAGCCGCATCATGTCTGGCGCGCGTTCGCGAGACCAGGCGGCGGAAGTCTTCAACTACGCCAGCAAGATGCTGATGATGTCGCCGCGCCTGAAAGGGCTGTATCGCATTGTCCCATCCGGCAAGATGATTGTCGGCCTGCGCAAGAACGTCGTTTACCGCGCCAGCTCGGCGGAAGCCAAGAGCGCGCACGGTGGGTCGCCACTGGTCGCCATCCTCGATGAGGTCGGCCAGATCAAAGGCCCGCACGACGACTTCGTGGAAGCTATCGTCACATCGCAGGGCGCGTACGGCGACAGGGCGATGATCTTCGCCATCTCGACGCAGGCGGCAACTGACGGCGACCTGTTCTCGCGCTGGCTGGATGACGCCGAGACGTCGAAGGCACCACGCACGGTATCGCACCTCTACACCGCTCCGGCTGATTGCGACGTCCTCGACGAGGAAGCGTGGAGAGCTGCAAACCCGGCACTTGGCAAGTTCAAATCCGTTTCGTCAGTGCGCGACGACGCAGAGCGCGCGTCCCGTATGCCAACAGAAGAGGCCAGCTTTCGTTGGCTACATCTCAATCAAAGGATTGATGCGAATGCTCCGTTTGTGTCGCCGGCTATTTGGCGAGCGTGCAACGCTCGAGTTGTGGACTTTGATGGTCTCCCTGTCTTTGGTGGGCTCGACCTTTCTGAGGTAAGCGACCTGACTGCTCTGGTGCTCATGGCGCCGAAAGAGCAGGCGGGTAAGACCGTCTGGCATGTGAAGCCGACGTTCTGGTTGCCGGGAGACGGCATTCGAGCCAAAGCCAAGGCCGACCGGGTGCCGTATGACATCTGGCACAACGACGGCCACCTCGAAGCAGCACCTGGCAAGACTGTCGACTATGAGTTTGTTGCGCATTACCTGCGCGATCGGTTCGAAGAGATGGACATCCGCAAAATCGCCTTCGACCGCTGGAACTTTCGGCACTTGAAGCCTTGGTTGCAGAAGGCTGGTTTTACCGACGATCAGCTTGAGGGCGACGACGCCGTTTTCCAGCCATTCGGGCAGGGATTCCAGTCGATGTCTCCAGCTCTTCGTGAGCTCGAAAGCATCATCCTAAACGGTAATCTGGCTCACGGCGACCATCCCGTGCTGACGATGTGTATGATGAATGCGACCGTCAAGCCAGATCCTGCCGGCAACCGAAAGCTGGTCAAGCACAACCGCGAACGCCGCATCGACGGCGCTGTCGCCCTGGCAATGGCAACGGCGATGGCCGGAACCTACGAGGGCGACGACAGCGGCAATCTCGACGACTTCGTCAACAATATCATTTCTGTCACCTGGTGACGGGCAACCTAGTGGTGGGGCCTGATGGGCTTTTTTGAGAGATGGGTCGGAAGGCCTATCAAGCTCACCGACGGCGAGTTCTGGCGAGGCTTCTTCGGCCTCGGCACCACGTCCGGGGAGACGGTAACAATTGAGAGCGCCCTTTCGCTTGATGCGGTTTGGGCGTGCGTCAACCTCGTGCAAAACGCGGCCGGCACACTACCTTGCATCGTTTACGGCGAGGACGGCGTGACGGTCGAAAAGAACGCTCCACTTTACGAGCTTCTGCACGACATGCCGAACATGGACGACACGGCGCCAGAGTTCTGGTCGATGGCGGCGATGTGCTTGCTGCTCGACGGCAACTTCTTCGCAGAAAAGAAGATGAACGGCGAGCGCCTCGTTGCGCTCAATCCGCTTCACCCTTTGAGCGTCGATGTGTGCCGGTCGAAAGATGGGCGGAATACGCGCTACTACGAGGTGACGGAAGACGGCAAAAAGCGCCGAGTGCCCGAAGGCAAGATGTTCCACGTACGCGGCGTCCGGCTGCCTGGCTGTGATCGAGGCATGTCTCCGATCGGCGTTGTGCGCAATACGGTAGGTAGTGCATTGGCAGGCGAGAAAGTCGCTGGCCGGATGTTCAAGAACGGCCTGCTTTCTTCGCTTATCGTTAGCTCGGATCAGATCCTGAAGCCTGAGCAGCGTAAGCAGATATCAGACACGCTGACGCAATTCGCCGGCGCCGAGAAGGCTGGTGGGGTGACGGTATTGGAGGCTGGCTTCAAGCCGTATCCGATGTCGATCAACCCTAAAGATGCTCAGTTCCTTGAGGCCCGGCAGTACAGCGTTGAGCAGATCTGCCGCATTTTCGGCGTTCCTCCCGTGATGATTGGTCACGCGGCAAACGGCACCACGACCTGGGGCAGCGGCATTGAGCAGCTGATCCTCCAATTCACCAAGACCTGCATGCGGCCGATGCTCAAGCGCATCGAAGCGGCAATCTATCGTGACTTGCTGGACGCAAAGACCAGGAAGACTACGAAGGTGAAATTCAACATGGAAGAACTCTTGCGCGGCGACAGCACGGCGCGGGCGGAATTCCTGTCGAAGATGGTCACGAACGGCATTTACCTCGTCGATGAGGCTCGCTCGTACGAAGACAAGGCGCCAGTAGACGGCGGCAACAAGGCCATCGTGAACGGCACGATGACGCGCCTCGACACGCTGGGCAAGACCGAAACTCCGACGCCAACGCCAGCAGCGCGCGCTGCATAAGGGAAAATCATGAAGTTTGAACACCTGATTTCGGCCTTTTTGGCCGAGCCTTGGGCTATTCAGCGCGAAAAACTGGGCGTTTTGGCTGATGTTTTGGTCGCTCGAGCCGAAGGCGAAAAGCTGTTTTCCACCGAGTTCGCCGCATCTATCGACGAGGCGCGAGCCAAGGAAATTGCTGAGAATAATGGCAGCGTCGCAATAATTCCTGTTTACGGGGTACTGGCGAACAAAATGGACATGTTCTCTGCCATGAGCGGCGGAACTTCCTACGCTGGCATCAAGAAAGCGCTGCATTCAGCGCTTTCGAACGAGGAGATCAAGGCTGTCGTTCTCGACATCGATAGCCCTGGTGGCACGGTGCCTGGCACAGACGAGCTTGCAACGGAAATCCGCAAGCTGCGCGGCGGCGAAAAGCCGATCATTGCACAGGTGAACAGCCTTGCGGCAAGCGCTGCTTATTGGATCGCCGCGTCGACCGACGAAATCGTTGTCACGCCTTCCGGCCGAGCTGGATCGATCGGGGTCTACACCGCGCACGACGACCTGTCCGCCGCTCTTGAGCAACGAGGCATCAAGCGCACGTACATTTCCGCCGGCAAGTACAAGGTTGAGGGCAACGAGACAGAGCCCCTTGGCAAGGACACGTTGGCCCATGTGCAGGATGGTGTGACTTACTCCTATAATCGCTTCATCGCGTCCGTTGCCGAAGGACGGGGCGTGACGGTCAGCAAGGTCGAGGAAGATTACGGGCAAGGCCGTGTTTTCTACGCCCAGAAGCTCAAAGACTTAGGCATGGTTGATCGCATCGAGACGCTCGATGAGACCCTTACCCGCTATGGTGCAGACGCGGAGCCCGCGCCGGTAAGGCGCATCAAGGCCGCGAACGCCGCAAAGGCTGAGGCCGCACAAACGCTGGTCGCGAAGATGACGGCTGGCGAGCAAATCACAAAACGCGAGTTCGAAAACGGCATCAGGGGACTGATGGGGTTGTCGGGCTCTGAGGCAGAGCGGGCCGCTCGGCTCTACCTCAAAGATGGTCAGGGGGCTCCTGACGTCGAGACGGATGCTGCTGCTTTGGCAGCCATTGAACGGCTTTTGGCCGAAGCAAAAACACCCCTCATTCAATAAGGAGCCTTTCATGGCCGAACTTGCAGAAAAAATTGGCGAACTTGGCGCCTCCCTCGCATCCATCAAGGAGCAGGTTGGCAATCTCGCCACTGACTTTACCTCGAAGCTTGCCGCAAACGGCGAAGTTTCGGCAGAGCTGAAGGAAAAGACCGACAAGGCGTTGTCCGAACTCGGTGACGTTACGACCCGTCTTTCCGACATGGAAAAGCGCGCAGCGCGCGAGCGGGAAACCGGCGAAGACGAGCAGAAGTCGCTCGGTGACCTCGTCATCGATTCCTCTGAGTTTAAGGCTGGTATGCTCACCGGCGCGTCGCGTGGCTCAATCCGCGTGAAAGCTGACCGCGCTGCCATCACCTCGGCCAATACCACTGTCGGCGCCGGCCGCTCTCAGGGTACCTCTCTGGTTCCCGGCGCGCGCGTTCCTGGCATCTTTGGTCTGCCTGAGCGCCAGCTGACGATCCGCGACCTGGTTCTGCCTGGTCAGACTGCTTCGAGCTCGATCGAATACGTCAAGGAAACCGGCTACACGAACAACGCTGCACCGGTCGCTGAAACGACTGCGAAGCCTTATTCGGATCTGACGTTCGACATGACGTCCGCGCCGGTCCGCACGATCGCGCACCTCTTCAAGGCCTCCCGTCAGATCCTGGACGACGCGCCTGCGCTTCGCTCCTACATCGACGGCCGCGCTCGCTACGGTCTCCGTTTCGCCGAGGAAAATCAGCTGCTGAATGGCTCTGGCACTGGCCAGAACATCCACGGCCTGGTTCCGCAGGCTACCGCGTTCAACCCGGCGTTCGCTGCCGCAGACGAAACCGGCATCGACCGTCTTCGTCTGGCTGTTCTACAGGTCGTTCTCGCTGAGTATCCGGCAACCGCGTTCGTTCTGAACCCGATCGACTGGGCGAAGATTGAACTGACCAAGGACGCCGGCGGTAATTACATCATCGGCAATCCGCAGGGTTCGCTCACTCCGACGCTCTGGAACCTGCCAGTCGTTTCGACGCAGGCGATGGCCGCAGGTGAGTTCCTCACCGGTGCGTTCAGCTTCGCAGCCCAGATTTTCGACCGCATGGAAATCGAGGTTCTGCTCTCGAGCGAGAACGTCGACGACTTCGAGAAGAACATGTTCACCATCCGCGCTGAAGAGCGACTGGCGTTCGCAGTCTATCGCCCAGAGTCCTTCGTGACCGGCGATGTCGAAGGCGCCTGATTGATCTGAGGGGAGCTTCGGCTCCCCTTCCTTGAAAGGGAGTGAACATGACCGATTTTCTAGAAGTCAAAGCCAAGCGCACGTTCGCTGTTGGCAAAGAACTGAAGACCAAAAAGAGCGATCCATTCAAGGTCGAGGCGGGCGAGGCCAAGCAGCTCGATGAGCTGGGCCTGGTCGAGATTTTGGGCGAGGCGAAGGCCGCCGTTGAAGACGACGCCGCGGATGAAACCGATGACAAGCCGGTGATCTCCTCTGCTCGCTCAACGAAGAAGAAGGACAAACCCGATGCTGTCAACGAAGGTTCGTAAGCGTAGGGTCGCATCCTATATTGGCGCCGGCATCGTGAACGGTATCGGCTCGCCGGTGAATTCCGTTGCACCGGCAATCACAGGCACGGCGCAAGTAGGCCAGACGCTAACTTCGTCCACGGGCACGTGGTCCGGCTCGCCGACCTACACACGGCAGTGGTTGGCGGCGGGAGTCGCTATTTCAGGCGCAACCGGTGCGACCTATGTACCCGTCGCTGGCGACGTTGGTAAAGCCATCACGGTTCGCGTCACGGCCACGAATGACAAGGGTAGCGTGCCTGTCACAAGCGCGCCTACGGCTGCAGTAGTGGCGGCCTAATATGGCCATCGTTGATCTCGGAACAGTCAAGAAGCATCTCCGCGTCTTTCACGATGATGAAGACGTGGAGATCGGCCTCTATCGCGACGCAGCCGAAAGCATCGTAACGCAGCATCTGGACCGCGAAGTCGTCGCGATTGGCGAAACGCCTACGGCTGCTGATGGCATTGAAGCAACGCCCGCAATCGTGTCGGCGATCCTTCTTGTGATAGGAGACCTCTACGAGGTCCGCGAGCCTGACCCAAAGGCAACCGGCGACGCAGTGCTTCCGCGCGCAGTGAGGATGCTTTTGGCACCGTGGCGTGTCTGGCGAACAGTGGCAGATGACTATGTGGCTCCGCTTCCATGAACCGTTCGACTGGCGCCAGCCGGGCTTCACCGTCGCTTACAAGCCCGGCCTCTACAACGTCACGCGCAAATGCGCCGCAGCTGCGATAGCTGCCAAGGCTGCTGACCCCACCAAGGATCGACCGAATGCCAAAACGCAAGAGGGCGGGCGCAGGCTCGCTGAGTGAGCGCATCGGCTTTGAGGCCGAGGTTGAGGGCGATGATGGGTATGGTGGGGTAGTGGTTGGCTTTCAGGAGCAATTAGTTGAGCCTGCCAGACTAGAACCGCGCGTAGGCAGCGAGCCGGTCATCGCCAGCCGCCTCCAAGGAATCCAGCCATTCACCATGACTGTCCGCAGCAACGAACGCACGCGCGCTATCACTCCAGCATGGCGGGCGCGGAATAAGCGTACAGGCGTGCTCTACGCGATCAAGGCTGCGGTCAACATCGACGAGCGCAACCAGTGGATCGAGCTGCTTGTGGTGCAGGGGGAGGCGACGTGATCAAGGCAAAGGTTCTGGGCCGCGAGGCGCTGACGAAAAAGCTAAATCAAGTCGCTCCGCTCGCCAACAAATACGCAGCCGAAGCGAAACTTCAGATTGCTACCGAAGCCGCCGATAAAATCTCCGACCGAGCGCCGATAAGCAACAGCGCAACTGCTGGCGACTACGCTGCTTCGATACAGGGCGGCAAGATTTCTGACCGGCCGAGCGCAAAGGCGCTAGTCGGTGCAACGGCCAGTAAAGATCCGGATGCGACGGGCGTTTTCGCCGCGTGGATTTGGCACTTTTTGGAATTCGGCACACGGCCGCACAACGTTTCAAAGGGCGGTGGAACCGTTCTCGGCAAGAAGCAGGCCGACGGCGCGAAGATGCACCCCGGCACGAGAGCGCAACCGCACATCTTCCCGACGTGGCGCGCGTTCAGGGCCAAGGCGAAAAAGCGGATCAACGACGCCGTCTGGCGAGGCGTGAGGGAGGCCATGAAAAAGTAATGGCAAGCCCAGATCTAGAATTGCAGGGATCCATCGTCGCCAGAATGAAGGCGAGAGCCGGACTGACGGCGAAGGTGGCTCAAAGGATTTATGATAGGCCTCCCACCAACGCGCCGTTTCCCTACGTCGAGTACGGCGAAAGCCAATCGATTAGAGATGATGTCGCCTGTCTGAAGTCGAACCTTATCTACGTCACGATCCACGTTTGGTCGCAATATTCCGGAGGCTTCAAGGAGCTGAAGGAAATCATTCACGAAGTCGTCGAGGCTCTGGATGAAGCACCCTTAGTGCTGCCCTCACATCGATTGATATCGATCACTCGGCAAGACACCCGTCATTTCAAAGACCCGGATGAAGTTACGACGCATGGCGTCGTCGAATTTGTCGCGCGCGTCGAGACACCGGCCTGATGGCCACCAACCCCTAGTTTTTGAGGTTCACAAATGGCCGACGGTCAACAGATTGGTCGTACGCTGCTCATCCAGATTGGTGACGGCGAAACTCCTGAAGTCTTTTCGAATCTGTGCGGTCTTACGACCCGCAGCTTCAACATGTCAGCAAATGAAGTCGATACGACTATCACGGACTGCGTCAATCCCGAAAACACGCCGCAGAAAACAGCAGAGCCGGGCATCAAGAACCGAACGTTCTCTGGTTCCGGCAAGTTCGTTAAGAGCGCTTCGAACACCGCGTTCATGACGCACGTCAATGATGCTACCAAGTTCAACGCCAAGGTGATCGTGCCCGGCCTTGGTACTTACACCGGCCCTTGGTTCGTCTCCGAGTTCGAGTTCAGCGGCGAGATGGAAGGCAACATGGAATTCAACGCGACGTTCGTTGCTGCTGGCGTTCTGACATTCGTTGCGGAGGTGTAATTTTGGCTGATGCTGAAAAACCCTTTCCGTTGGAAGTGAACGGAGCTCGCGGTGAGGTCGGCCTGTGGGTTGGCAAGGAACCACTGGTCATCGTCGCAGAGATGGGTGGACTTGCTGCGGTGTCTACTCGCCTGTCATGCAAAAGCATGTCCGATTTGTTCCTTCGCCTTTCCGGCGTCGAGCCGGCCGCCACGGTTGCCGCGCTCGATCTTATGACGGCGCGCGGCGATAAGGTGAAGGCCATCGGTGCATTGAAGCTGAAGCATTTTGGCGCTGTTGCCAAGGCGATCTCTGAGGCCTTGTCACATCATTTCGATGAGGAAGACGAGGGAAACGGGGAAGCCGCTCAAAAGGCGGCATAGAAGAACCGTTCCCCTGGCGCGACTGGCAAAAGATTGCATTCGGCGGCCTTGGCTGGACACCCGGAATATTCTGGTCGTCCAGCTTGACCGAGTTCACTCTCGCGGTGAAAGGTAAGGCTGAAGCAAACGGCGCCAAAAAGTCCGTCGCTCCTCCGACCGACGACGAGATGGACGATTTGATCAAGAAGTATGGTGGTTAGGCTAAGCCGGGTTCGGCTTAGCTGAGCAGTCTACCGCGGCGAAGGTCGTGTTCTCATGATTCTTCACGCTTTCGCGGTAGACGCTGCATCCGGTGGCCTTTTCGATCGCTTTAGTGTTCCGAACCCAAACCATCGGATCGAGCATCAGGAATGACTGGTCTTTTGGATTGTTCGGCATCGCCTTGTAGGAGCCAGCCTTGTTGCCCATAGGAGAGACGGAAAATTCAATACCGTCGATCTCAACGACTTGTCCGTTTGGATAGTACTGCTCCATTTTGGTGCAGCCCGCAAGGACTGCGACCATTGAAGCCGCCATTGCCACCGCTATTTTCATGGTACCCCCAAAGATATTATGCTGGCTTCAGCTTAACCGCCGTACCCGTCGCCGCGACAAAGAGTATGCCTCCGGTGCCGCCGGTCGCCAGTTGATTGTAATCCAGGTCAACAGAGATTACGGCGTCCGCTCCGACCTCAAAGGCTTCTGACCTAAGGCCATCCAAACATGCGAGACGTGCCTCCTTTAGTGAGGCTTGGGAAGCGTTCGCCCGACCACCCACAAAGTCCCGCCAATTATTGGCCACGTCTTTGAAAATGCTCATGCCCAAGGCGGCTTCAGACGCGACTATCGATATGACGCTCTCCACCTGCCGATTTGGCACGTCGATTGAAGTCGTCATGATAATTGACTGCTTTTTTGCGTCGCCATCGCTCTTCGCGAGCACTTCCTCGCAGTCAACGCAGTGACCGTCCTTACCGCCCAGATAATAGTCCGAACCGCACCGTTTGCACTTGGGCATATCCATCCCTTTCGGCTCGCTCCTGGCGGGCCTTTTCACGTTAGGACACCGACTTGGCCGGTAATAATAATGATGACCTGATTATCTCAATCAGCACCGACCTTGCAACCGTAAAGCGTGCCCTAAACAGGCTGGTGTCGGACGTAGGCGCGGCATCCAGTGGCATCGAGAAACGTTTTGCCGCGACTGGGAAATCGATCAACAATTCGCTCACCACGTCGATGCAGGATCGCATCAACAGTATGGTGGGTATTGGGACGACGGCAGCAAAAGAATGGAACGGGGTTCTCGCTGATCAGCAGAAAGAGCTTGATCGCCTCCGCACCAAATACAGCCCGTTGTTCGCTACCATTTCGAATTATAAGAACGCCGTCGCCGAGATCCGGCAGGCACATGCTGCCGGCGCCATTTCTGCTAATGAGATGGCCTCGGCAATTCAACGAGAGCGACAGGCCGCCCTTGCGTCGACTGCAGCCATCAAAGGCCGTAACGCTGCACTGAAGGCAACAGTTACAACGAGTAGCGGCAACAGCTTCAATACGGCGAACATCGCCGCCCAGTTTCAGGACATCGGCGTGACGGCAGCGATGGGCATGTCGCCTATCCAGATCGCTTTGCAGCAAGGCACGCAGCTTTCGGCCGTTCTACAGCAGATAAAGGATAGCGGGCAGGGAGTTGGGCAAGGACTTGCAGCCGCTTTTACTTCCGTAATCTCTCCGCTGTCTTTGGTGACAATCGGTGTCATTGCCGCGAGCACGGCGGCATTTCAGTACTTCTCCACCATAATGAGCGAAGGCGATAAGTCCGCCGAGGTGCTCAAAGAGCAGGCTGCGCTGATTGCTGCCGTGGCCGAGCGGTGGGGCGATGCAGTGCCTGCCTTGCGCGATTACGCTGATCAGTTGAAGCGTGCGCAGGACAATGCCGACCTCTCTAAGGGCGCAGACATCGTAAACACGAGTACGCTTGCCGACGTCCGCAAGGAAGTCGAAAGCACGCGCGCTACGATTGCTGACCTGGTTTCGCAGCTGCAGTCGGCCGGTGAAGAAGCTGACGTTATCAAGAACCTCCAGTCGGCATTCAATGACTTTGCGAAGGCTGCCGAAGAAGGCAAGGCGCAGACTGAAGATGTCGACCGCGTGCAAGCCGCCCTAAGTGCGGCGATCAACAGCACCGGCATCCCGGCGCTCGCCGAGTTCGCAAAATACTTCTCTACGCTGTCCGCGGCCGCACTTACTGCTGCAGATAGCGTTCAAAAGGTCAATGAGGTTACTTCCGTCGCAACGTCGAGGATCAATGATCCAAGGACGTGGCGCGGAGCTGGTCAACAGGATTCTCAGTTCGGCGCTGATGCCACCATCCAAGGAACGCAATTTCCTCTACCGGATAATGGCCCCTCGCCAGAACGCCGCCCATCTGATCTGGACACGAACAAAAATAGGGGTTTCGGTACACCCAAGCGGGCGAGAACTCCGCAAAAGACCGCATCCGACCGCTTCGCGGAAGACCTTCAGGCAGTTCGCGATCGAACCGAAGCGCTTCGCCAGGAGATGAGCCTAATAGGCCTGTCCAACGAGGCTCAGACCAAGCGCCGCACTTCCCTTGACCTGGAGCAAAAGGCACTCGCTGACCTTCGAGAAGAGGCCCGCAAGAAGGGCGAAAAGGATCTGGAAAGCATCACGCTTTCGCCGGACAAGATTGCCGCAATCGAGCAGGAATCTGCAGCATACGCGCGGCAGTCTGAGGCGCTTAGGCAAGCGCAAGAGCAACAGCAGAAGCTGAATGAATGGAATAACGTCGCGAGAGATGCAACGCGTGGCTTTATCGACGACCTGATTCATGGCGAGAGTGCCGCGGACGCATTTGCTGGCGCGCTAAGCCGCATCGCAGATACGCTTCTCGACGATGTGCTCGCTAGCTTATTCAAGGTAAACAGCGCAGCTGGTGGCAGTGGCGGCCTCCTGAGTGGCTTCCTCGGCCTGTTTGGTGGCGGCTCCCAGTGGGCAGGCATTCAATCCGGGTCGATCACTGGCGGGCTGTTCTCCGACGGAGGCTTCACTGGACCCGGCGGCAAATACCAGCCCGCCGGCATCGTTCATAAAGGCGAGGTCGTCTGGTCGCAAGCCGATGTGGCGCGAGCTGGCGGTGTAGGTGCTGTTGAAGCTCTCCGCAAAGGCTACGCCAACGGCGGCGCAGTAGGGATTTCAGTGCCGTCCATTCCATCGCTACGGCCAGCCAACGACAACGCAGTGAAGGTCAACTACGCGCCCGTCATCGACGCGCGCGGTGCCGATGCTGCTGCTGTGGCCCGACTAGAGAGGGTAGTCGCGAAGCAGGGCGCAGAAATGCAAGGCCGCGTTGAGGCTGCTGTTCGGTCGGCCCAGAAACGAAACGTGAAGTTGGGGTGATTACCCCTTCTCCTGTTTCAGCTCGTCGACCTCTTTTCTAAGCGCGACGATCTCTTTGGCCATCTCTTCAAGCACTCGGTAGACGGCTGTCCGGCTGTTTATGTCGTGCTGCGCGTCTGCCGCACTACGTGCTAGGTGGCGAAGATTGCTTGCTGACATCGAAAATTCCCCCTTAAGATGAATGAGGAACACAATGAAAGCTTACGTTGTCGTTGGCAAGCCGTATGTGGCGGATGATGGTTACGGAATTTATGCTCCTGACGGTTTTGTCCACCACGAGCTTGAGGTGGCGCAAAAAGAGGCGGATCGTCGCGCTCGCTTAGAGCCGGGCGAATCGTTCATTATCATGGAGGCCGTCGCCATCTCCGAGCACGTTGCCCAGCCGCAGCCGGTGCAGGCCGTCTCATTGCGTGATGTTGGTGGAGCGTGTGCCGAACAAATGGCTGATCTACGCCGCAAGCTGGATGAATTGAATTCGACTTTTGCGAAACGTGTCGAGGAAGCAATCGCGTCCGCCCAGCGTCGAAACGTAAGGCGGTCTTGATGACAATAACATACCCGCTCCCAACTTCGTTTTTCGACGATTTCCCGGGCTGGTCGACAGAATTCAACCTGCTTTGGCGGCAAGAGCAGTCCCGCACCGCCGGCGGCCAAACGATCGTCAAAGACCTTGGCTCTCCGCTCTGGCAGATGACGGCGCAGTCGCGCTCGATGAAGCCTAACGAACTGGATTACTGGCGCGCGCGCCTCACGAGCTTGGAAAACGGGCTCAAGACCTTCCGCGCATTCCCGAAATCGCGTTGTTTCCCGGTTGCCTATCCAAACAGCAGCTGGCCAACCGGCGGCGCATTCGCCGGGGTGGGGCAGGTGGCCACGATTGCGAGCAACCGCAAGGCCATCTCGCTGTCAGGCTTGCCGGCTGGCTACAAGGTCTCGGTAGGCGATTACATCCAGATTGGCGACAAAGACCTTCACATGGTTATGGAACCCGTGACTGGCAGTGGCAGCGGCGTGACAACGCAGTTTGAGGTTCGCCCGCATCTGTGGCCGGGAGTGGTGGCGCCTGTCGCTGCTACGCTGGTGAAGCCGTCCTGCATCATGGCAATCGTGCCTGGTTCGACCTCAACGACTGCCGACATGGCCACCGGTCGCGGCACTGTCACGTTTCAGGCGATTGAAGCCCGCTAAGGGGTATCATGAGAAACATCTCAGCAGAAAACCTTGCTGCGCTTGAGGCGCGGCAGCTGGTGGCGCGTGACTTCATTTGGTTTGTCGCGCGTGACCGAGCAACTGGTGCGCCGGTCACCGATGGCATGTGGTCGGACGTCGGCAATGTGTCGGCAGCCATCGTGCACCCGGATACGGGCCTGCCGGTTACGCGTGACTGGTATGGCTCCGGCACGCTTGTTCAGATCGATGACATTCCTCTGGTTGCCAACCTGTCGGTTCAGAACGTCAACATCCGCCTGTCACAGGTGAGCGAGCATGTTCAGACGCTGGTGCGCCAGTACGACTGCAAGCAGGCACGTGTCGAGATTTACCGAGGCCTGTTTGATCCGGACAGTCGCCAGATGGTGGCTCCTGCCGAATGTCGTTTCGTCGGTTTCGTCGACACCATCACGATCAACACGCCCTCTGAGAACGAAGAGGGCGGCGTGACGATGGTTTGCGCCAGCCATACGCAGGAAATGACACGTTCCAACCCGTCGACGCGAAGCCATGCCACGCAGGTTCTGCGGCAGGCCGGTGATGCATTCTACACCGATGCGGGCACCTCGTCCGAGTGGGAGTTCTTCTGGGGTTCCGAGAAGGGCAAGGTCGCGACGCAGCCGAAGCGCAAGAGATTTCTCGGGATATTCTGATGGACGTTCGCCCCGCCATCGCTAAGGACCGCGACCGCGTGATTGCGCTCCTGCGAGAGAGCCATGAAGCGGCCGGCTTCACCTTTGCATTTCAGGCAGCTTATGCCGATCGGCTTTTTCAGCAGCATCTGGCGTCGCCTATGGCCTGCGTCTTGCTTGCTGGCCAGCCAGCGCAGGGAGTGCTGATGGCCTGTGCTTTTGAGCACCCGTTCGGCGCTGGTCGCATCGCCAAGGAAACGGTCTGGTTTGTGACGCCAGAGGCCCGCGGACGTGGCGCGATCAAGATGCTCGATGCCTATGAGGTGTGGGCGCGATCGGTCGGCTGCGTCTCTGTCGGCATGGCGTCTCTCACCACAAATGACGTCTCCCGCCTCTACGAGCGGCGCGGCTACAGCGCCGTCGAAACACACTTCATGAAGCCGCTCTAGCGGCCGCGCGTATAGCGCAGCGTCCCAAGGAAAATCGATGGCTATTTTTTCTGGCATCGCATCTGCGATTGGCGGCGCGATTTCGGCTGTCTCTAGCTTTATTGGCGGCCTCGGTGTTGTAGGCTCTTTCCTGCTAAAAACGGCTGTAGGCGTCGGCGTAAGCCTGCTTGCCCAATCGCTCGCCGGCAAAACCAAAGACCCGACGTTCTCCATCAATGGCACACTGCAAGGCGGCGGCGATATTTCGCGCTCCTTTATCCTCGGTCGTACTGCGACTGCTGGATCTCTCGTGTTCGTCAATACGTGGGGGCGGGATGGCGACACGCCCAACGCCTACCTGACGCAGGTCATTGCATTGTCAGATATGCCGATCCGTGGCCTTGCTGAAGTCTGGGTCAATGGCGAGCGCGTCACGCTCGGCGGGCTGACGGATCGTGGCTATGCCGTCAACGAGTATCCGGACAGCCTTTGGGTCAAATTCTACGACGGCACGCAGACGACGGCGGACAGCTTTCTATTCACCTCGGTATCGAACGGCAACAGGTGGTGGAACCCTGATCGCATCGGGCGCGGCGTTGCTTACGCCATTGTCACGGCGCGCGTTTCGAAGAACATGTTCTCGGGTGTGCCGTCCTTCAAGTTTGTCCTTGAAGGCATGCGCCTCTACGATATCTCGCGGGACAGCACGCAAGGCGGCGTCGGCACCCAGCGCTATGCCGATCCGACGACATGGGGCGGCGACGGCGACTTTCTGCCGGCGGTGCAGATCTACAATCTGCTGCGCGGTATCAGCTACAACGGTCAGTGGTTTTACGGCCTGCAGAACATGGCGGCGGCGCGTCTACCTGCTTCGGCATGGATTGCACAGATCGAGAAGCATCGGGCCGGCACGCTGGAATCCACTGGATGGGTAAACACCTACCGAAGCGGCGGCGAAGTCCAGGTCGAGGCTCCGCTGACGTCTGCCGTCGAAGCGTTGCTTACGGCTTGCCAAGGCAAGATTTCGGAAGTTGGTGGCGTCTACTACCTGCATTCTGGTGCTCCGGATGCTCCGGTTATCGCATTCACCGACGACGATATCCTGTCCACTGAAGAGCAGGAATTCACACCGTTCCTTGGATTGGCGGACACCATTAACGGCGTTTCAGCCAACTATCCTTCTCCGCAAGACGGCTGGGTATCAAAGACTGCGCCGCCGCTCTATCGGACTGACCTTGAAGCGATCGACGGCAATCGTCGTCTGATGGCCGACGTCGACTTGAACTTTGTTCCGTATGCGGAGCAGGTACAGCGGCTGATGAGGTCAGCGCTCGAAGAGGCCCGACGCTTCCGCAGGCACACGATTGTTCTGCCTCCGCGCTTCTGGGCCTACGCGACACCGGGTACGGTGTTCTCGTGGACGTCAGAGCGTAACGGCTACGTCGCCAAGCTCATGCGCCTCGATGGCGTGGCCGATCGCGCCAACCTCGATGTCATGGTCGACATCACCGAGGTTGATCCAGCCGACTACGATTGGAACACGAACGCCGATTTCAAACCTCCTGTCGATGGGCAGATTGGGGTCATTCGACCGACGCCGCAGGCGATTGTCGACTGGTTCGCAGAACCCGCCACAATCAAAGACGCGGCGGGTGACGATAGGCGACCTGCCATCCGGCTGACGTGGGATAATAGCGACGGTCGCCTCGATGATGTCATTGGCATTGAGTATGAGGTCCGGCTTCAAGCCACGCTTGAAAAGGTAAGCGAGGGCCGTACCGACCAGCCGCAAGTCGGGTCAATGCTCATCTCGCAGGGGCTGCTACCGAATGAGAGCTACGTCGTTCGCGGTCGCTATATTCCCGGCGGAGACAGGCCAGTTTTGTGGTCTGGATTTATCCCGGTCATCACGCCAAACGTTCTGCTTTCTGACAAGGATGTGTTCGTCGACGTCGATCTTTCCGGCGTTGAGGAGGCCCTTGGCTGGCTCCGCAACAGTACGCGAACGGCACAGGACGCCATTGATGGCTTGATAGCTGCTCAAATGGAAATGGCGACTGTTGCCTACAAGGACACCCGAAATCTCGCCAGAGAGCTTTCTGTGGAGCTTGGTGCCGCGCGTGCTGAATATCGCGAGGATATCCAGCTTGCCGTGAATGAGACAATGGCGGTTGCCGGCAAGGTGGAAACCCTGACGGCAGCGCTGGGTGGAAGTTCGGCTTTCGTCAATGTGGCTTGGGCTGCCGTGGCTGCTCCATCCGGCTATGCGGCTCGTTACGGTGTAACGGCAGCTGTTGATGATGGCGTGTATAGAGCGGCATCATTGCTGCTGGATGTTCCATCCAACCCAACGCTGCCAACGCGAGTAATCGTGCAGGCTGGGCAGTTTGTTGTCGCCAGCGACGATGGCAGCGTGATCAAGCAGCCATTCACGGTGACCGGAGGCGTTCTCTACGCCAACGACATCAGGGTCAACAAGCTATCGGCATTTACCTCCGTGCTCGGGAACGTCAACATTGAGGAAGCCTACATTGGCAACCTTCAGGTTGGCACCTCTAACATCGAGCCAGGCGCAATCACGCGGGTCGATGCTAACGCGAGAACTGACACTGGTACGTTTGATGTCACCGTCAGCCACGGTCAAGGATCTCCGACTGTGCGCCTTGATATCGTAAGCAAGCTGATATCTGGCGGAACGGTCAACGGGAAGTCCCAGATCGTCACACAAAACATCACGAATGGTGGTGAGGTTAGCAACTTCTGCATCTTCAACTCGACGGACGACGCCAGCGGGTTCCGTTACGTCGGGAGTGACATCGTTCTCTACACTCCCTTGCCCAATCAGGCTTTGACGACATTTCGAGTAACTGTGTCCGGCGGTCCTTTCATTGGGTCTGTCGACAGAACCATTTTGATCGCCTCCACGTTCAAGCGCTAAGGAAACCCCAATGACAACCGGCAACACAATGCAGGTCGACGCTCTCGTCGCTCTGCACGAGGCAGAGGTGCGCGAAGGCTTCTTAAAGCAGCGCACTCTGCTGCTCTCCCAGCATCTTTCGATGCAAAAGCAGGAAAACCAGATCCTTCTCGACAAAATCAGCGGCCTTGAAGCCGATCTGCGACTCGCCCGCGGTGAAGGCGAAGGAGACCCCGATAATGGCTAACACCACATGGTACGGCGACGGCACGGCAACCGTCGCTGTCGGTTCGCGTACAGTCACAGGCACGGATACCGGCTGGTTGACGGAAGTTGCTGGTCTGACGCCGATCAAGGTCGGTGACAAGTTCGGCATCCATGTCGGTCGGCCTATCGTAATCGAGCAGATCATCAGCGATACGGAACTGCTGCTTGCTGATGACTGGCCCGGACCAGCGCAAACGAATGCGCCATATAAGGTCGAACTGACATCGCCAACGATTGCCGCAGTCGAAGCAATGCGCCGGTTGCTGGCCAGCCTTGGCAACGGCAACCTTGAAAGCATCGCGGAAACGTCAGTTGGAACCGACGACCTGCTGATCGGTATCGGCCCCGGCGTTTTCAGCACCATCAATAAGGCGGCCCTGGTTCAGGGCGTCGAGTATGATGCGTTCGTTGCCAACCTTGCGGGCAGGGCGGCATATAACGGAGCTGCGCAGGGATTCGCCGTCCTCGTAATTGACATTGGCGATGGCCGGTCCGCTCTCTATTTCAAGAACTCGGCAACATCGGGTGACTGGAGCGCGCCGTCCTACGTGACCGGGCCAATTGGCCCTGCTGGCGTTACGTGGCGTGGAAACTACAGCGCCGGCACGGCGTATGCCATCCGCGATATCGTTCAGTATGGCGGCTCGGTCTGGTACGCGAAGGTAGCCACGACGGGCAATCCTCCACCGACGCTTCCGACTACCGAGAACACTCAGTGGATTCTCTTTGTGCGCTCTGGGTCGGCTGGCGTTGTAGATCGTGGCACCTATAGCGGCGCGACGGCCTACGAGGCGAATGACATCGTCCTGAATAACGGCTCGACGTGGATCGCGCTTCAGTCGACAACCGGCAACGCACCGCCGGTGCTGCCTACCGAAAGCAATGCCTATTGGCGCCTGCTGGCGCGTAAGGGGACGGATGGGTCGGGCACGGGTGACGTTACGGGCGCCGCGTCTTCAGTTGATGGTCAGTTTGCAGCTGCGAACGGTACTTCCGGCAAAAGCCTCAAGTTCCTTACTACGGCTCAGGCACGACAAGCGATTGGCGGTTGGGAGCCGATTGGAAACCCTGTCAGCCTCATCGGCGCAGGGCAGGCCATATGGACTGATCTTTCGCCATTCGTATCTCTCATGCTTTCCGTCGAGGGTAGAGCAAACACAGGGGCGACGTCAGGTATTTTGCTTGCGCAGGTCAGCACAGACAACGGCGCATCTTGGGCAGCTGGGGCGGGCGATTATCCGTATTTCTCATTGTGTCAGGAGGGGACTTCGGTAACTGGTTTCGGCACAACGTCCAGCCCGTTTATGGCCCTCACTAGGGAAAGCATGAGTTTAGCGAGCTTGCTCATGCTTACGTTCAGGATGGGGAATTTTAACAAAGCGTCCGCCTCAATGTTTGAGAGCAAGGCGGCATATAACAAGGTTGCCGGTGAGAACCGACAGGATTTCAATTCCGGATATTACGGGGGCGCTTCGATTAAGAATGCTTTTCGATTTGCGTGCACGGGGGGAGCGTTCGCGACAGGTACAGCAGAGCTATTCGGGATAAGGGGATAATTATGAAAAAAATCGTAAACGGCGAAGAGATCGAGATGACGCCGGAGGAAATAGAGGATCTCCAGTCTCTAGCTCCTTCTCACATTCCGACCATCACCGACTACGAAAATGCCATCCAGAATCTTGTCGACGGCACGGCGCGCGAGCGTCAGTTTCGCGATGGTGTCACGTTGGCTTCGTATATCGGTTCCACAAGGTCGAAATGGGCGGCTGAGGCTCATGCCTTTGTCGCCTGGCGCGATAACGTCTGGTTCTACGCGTACAGCGAACTTGCGAAGGTGCAGGACGGTCAGCGCTCCCAGCCGACGGTCGGGGAATTTCTCGCGGAAATTTCTCCGATTGCTTGGCCCGTGAGTCTATAACTATGGGCGCGGGCCTGTAGAGCGGACCCTCTTGAATGTTGAAAGACAGAAGCGCTGAAGAGGCTTTTCAAGGTAGATAAATGAGAAATGGGCAAGAGCCACCATCCCCAAGACCCATACGAAGAGTAATACCGGGCTCCTGAAAACCTCTGGTGTCCATCCAAGATATGAGAATAACACCACGGTCGCTACCGCAATCGGGTAATGCCATAGGTAGGATGAATAGGTTGTGTCGCCAAACCATTTTAATGGCTTCAAGCGCTTTTGTATTTCAGGCTGGAAATCCAACCACCCGACGACAAGAATAATCGGTGGGAACAAGAAAAACTGAACGTCGTAAAACCGCATGTGCGGCAGCAGTCCTGTACCAACGTAATAGGTGAAGAACCCAGCGCTTACGACTGCGGGCAAGAAAAGGATAGCGGGCCGGTCTCTGAACCTGATGAGCCAATAATACAGCGCGCAACCCGTAAAAAAGAAAAATGCGCAAAGATGGAAGTTGTTCACCGGTGACTGCTCATTAACGAGCATCGCCATGGATATTACGATGAATGTCGATATCAAAAGACCGAACGAAAATATGCGTCGCGCCAGAACAAAAAACACCGCATATATCACCAGCTCGACCGAGACCGACCAAATCGGGCTGTTGAAGTTGTAAGGTGCCCACCAGCCGCCCATGAAGAATAAGTGCCGCACGAAATCGGTCATAGAGTTGCCGTGCTCAATAGTGTAGCGCCCGAGTAAGCTGAAACTGACGACCTGGATCGCTCCCGTCGCAAGAAGGGTGATAAAGTGCAACGGGTAAAGCCGCGCAAATCGTGACGCTACAAATTCTGCAGCCTTCACTTCTCTATCACCGTAGACGTGTGCGAACACGAACCCTGAGATAACCCAGAAGCCACCGACCGCCCAGTATCCGTGTTCGTAGAACGGCATTAGAAGCCAATACAGCGGTTGATCTGTCCTCTCAAAGGATGGGTTGATGGTGAAAAAATATTGGTAGTGCCATATCAAAACAACCACGGCAGCGAGCGACCGCAATATGTCCATTCCGTAGAAGTGCTTGACCTTCTGTACTGACGCATAGTCGGCCGCAGATGGCGGTGACAACAAAGAGAAATCGACACCTGTTTCGCGCGCTCTCTGCAAATCTACGGCTTCAACAGACATCAATCCCCCTGCATCTGAGTTTATTCGAAAAATCAGATGCAACCGTTAATGTCAATTATTTTGCTTTGCTAATGCAATGCTAAGGCGAGAATCGCCGCCCATCGCTTGGCCGGTAGCGTAACCCGGCATCTATAACCCACAATCAGGCGCAGAAACCAAAAGAGGCCCGCCGCTCCGCCAAGCAGCGGACCCCAATGCCGCGGCCTGTTTCAGGGGACGCGCGACAGCGGCGTTTTTAAAGCCGTCGCCACATGCGTACAATCTCAGAAGTTACCCATCATTCAGAGAAGCCTGCATTCTCAAGGGATCGCGATGATCAACTTTTCGCGACCGATAAAAATAGAGGCCCGCAGGGCCGGGGGGCAGCTGCGGGCCTCTGTCAGGTCGCTGGGCGGAGCGACCACGCGCAAGGTGGCCTCGGTCGCATGAACCGCAGATGAACGACTCGCCTCTGTTCTGGGGCGAGAAACAACCCGTAAAAATCAGGAATTCCCGATGCCAATCACCAAAATCTCCACACAGGGGGGGGCTTTCGTGCGCCTGCACGAGGGCAATCCACTTACCTGCTATCTCGATCCCGTCGGCATTCCGACGATCGGTACTGGTTTCACTATGCGCAGTGAATCCGTTCGCCGCGAACTGGCCAAGATCGGCATCACGAAGCTCGTGCCAGGCAAGACCAAGATCACCGCAGCGCAGAGCGATGTCATCCTCGACGCTGTTCTTGCTGCCGAGTACGTGCCCGCTGTCGTCGCAGGCTCGCCTAGCGACCGCAAGCAGCATGAGCTTGATGCGGCCGCATCCGTGACGTTCAATCTCGGCGTCGGCGCGATGAACTGGACGTGGGCTGAGCTCTGGCGCAAGGGCCAGATCAAGAAGGCTGCCGCTCATCTCGCAAGCAATTACAACACTGCGAAAGGCAAGAAACTGCCCGGCCTCGTACGTCGCCGCAAGGAAGAGGCGCTTTTATTCGAGAAGGGCATCTACACCGGGGTAGCAAGCGCGACGAAAGAAGTGACGGCGGAACCGCCGGTGCTACCGGATCCGGTTGTGAAGGAAGCGCAGGAGCTGCTCACGACTGCAGGCCTCAATCCCGGCGCTATCGACGGCTGGATGGGCGAGAAAACCAAGGCGGCCGTTCTCGCGTACCAGAAGGCACACCCACACCTTATCGCCGACGGCATCATCGGTCCTGCCACCATCGCACAGCTTCGTCGCGACGCAGGCGCGGCCAAGGATGTGGTTACAAAGGGCGCAAGCTCTGCGGCTGGTTCTGGATTGCTTGCCTTCACTGCTGGCCTTCCATGGGGCTGGATTGCCGCAGGCGTGCTTTTGGCGGTTGTCGGATACGTGGCCTACCGCAACCGCGATGTGATCGCACGCCGGTGGAATAGCTGGCGCGGCAAGGAGGTGTTGGTTTGATCCAGCTGTGGGCAAAACTCAAAGGCTACCTAGCCGCAATCGGCACGGCGCTCGCGATCCTCGCGGGCGTCTTTTTGTATGGCCAGCGGGCAGGGCGCACCGCGGCGAAGGACGAGCAGGCTGCGGCGAATGCCAAGGCTATCAAGAAGGCCGGGGACGTCGAGCATGAAATCAAAAATCTTGGCGACGATGATGTTGATCGTCGTCTTACTCAGTGGATGCGCGACAAGCGGTAATTACTGCGACATCGCGCGACCGGTGCGGCCGTCCTTTGAGGATAGCCTAACGCCGGAAACAAAGCGGCAAATCCTCACCGAGAATGAAAAGCTGCAGAAACTCTGCGGGGTGAAGCCATGACCGGTGCCGAAATAATGGCCGTCGCTGCCTTCTTCATCACGGTTTTTGGTTTCCTCTTCGGCCTCTGGAAGTATGTCGACGCGAAGATCAGCGCCGCAAAGATGGAGGCGTCGGGCGCCGCATCTGCGGCTTCGGCGATGGCGTCCCTTGCGAGGGAAGAGCTAGCTGCTCACCGCCTGCATGTGGCGGAAACCTACGTTTCAAAGTCCGGCCTTCGCGAACAGACTGAGCAGATCATGGGCGCGATAGGTGCCGTGAAGGATGCCGTCGACAAGATGACGCTGCGCGTGGACCGCATCGTCGAAAATCAATCAAAGCCGCGCGCGACGCGGGCTTCCTGAGTTAACCCGCTTGCCGAGAGGTAGGCGGGTTTTTTGTTTGTTGCGATAGCAAAACAAAACCCGCCGAGTATGGCGGGTTAGTTGGGAAACGCCGCGCGTACTGAATACATTTCGCGCTTGGTTTCAGCGTGACATAGCAGTGTAAACGGCTGGTAAAGGGCAGGCAAAAAGAAACCCTCCGGCGGGGAGGGTTCTAATCGTGCTAACTAGAGAGCACTAGGAGCAATGGGCGGAGGGGGAAAGGTCCGTCCGGCCCTTAAAACTCGCGACGAGAAAATCGGTTCCGAAAAAATTAATTATTCCACCACACGCAGCACCGGCGGCGCACCTTCAGCTCTGAACGTCTTAAGATCCACCTGCGTCATCGGCCCGCGTGATGTCTGCATCGTCAGGGTGCTGATATCGACGTCGAGGCCGGTCTTGTGAACTTCTTTGATGGCATCGTTTAACTGGCGAAGGGCCATTGCCAACCGTTGTTCCGCGTTCTTCTGGCGGGAAATGCGGGTTATCATTGTAGTGGCTCCTTATGCGGATAATGCGCCCAGCAATGCCAGGATGACTTCTCGGCCTTCGATCGAGAATACCCGAAGCCGCCCCATTTCTTGCAGCCAGGATGCTCGCAATAGTGATTCTCGTGAATGCCGTCGCTATTTTTGGATTGGTCGCTCATACGGTGGTGTTTCCAGTGATGTCTATCGGCTCGTTAGATGTCTCAATCAACGGCCAGCGAACTTTCTTTTTCCATTTGTCTAACGCCTCCTCAGCGGAGGAACAAAAGACCCATTCGATGAACGCGTCGGAAATATTGGGGTGGTCATACAGAATGGCGGCGATCCCCTTCCGCTGGCTGAACAAAATCTCCGTTCTTGCACCGGTCGGTATGTCGTCATCGTCAGCAAGGAGTTCTGTGGCAACGTAACCGGTGAAGGCAGTGAGGTCAGAATCGCGGTCAACTTCATCGAGGATACGCGGATCAAGGTCGTCGTGGCTCGCTTTCGTTGCGCCGACGAAGTCACCTTCATCCAGCGGGAATTTTGCGTATACGCCATGTTTTTCGAGCAGGTATGGACGAATGCGCATGTTTGCCTCCTATCCAAATAGATCCTGTTGTGGCCTTTCTTCCTCAACAGGCAGCAGCACAAGGCCGTCATCAGGCAACGGACGTTGAAGCGCTTTTGCTTCCTCCCACGGCGCCGTAAGCCATAGCTCCACTTCACCCTTGTTCGTCAGAATGACCGGCATAGCCTTCGGGTGTATCGGCTTCACAATGCCGTTGGGGTCGGTCGTCAGGAACGCAAAAAGCTGATGATCGCCTTCGCGCGGGTTCTTCATAGATCCCCGAACGCCATGCCAGTCCGTCCAGATGCCGGCGAAGAAGGCGAGGGGTGTTTCCTCGTTGATAGCAAACCAGCGCTTCGTCTTCCGGGGCTTGGTATCTTCCCATTCGCAAAAGGTCGTCCACGGAACCACGCACCGGTTCTCTACCCGAAGCCAGCGCCGCCAGTGCGGTGAAGTGACGTTGCGGATGTTGGTCACGCCGGTGTCAGGCTTGCCTTGCGTGACGAACTGCGGCGAGGGCATGCCCCACGTCAGGCCGACCAACTCCCGGCCGGATTCACCGTTGCGCACCACTGGCGCCGGCCGATCTGGATAGACCTCAACGTCTGGCTCCAGATTAAGCCGCTCCTGCATGATGCCCACGATGTCGCGGATAGCTTCCTGGTTGGTCTTCACACGGTACAAATTACACATGCTCACCTCGGCATCTTGGCTATGGTGATTTTGACGTCACCCTTGGCGTTGCACCTCTTGCACTTTAGACGCTTGGCAATATCGTCGACGGTGGTATCGGTCTTAGCCACGCGGTTCAGTTGCCAGTGCTGGATATTCGAAACGTGACCGCAGTAGTTGCACTTGGCAACGACAATCTCCCAGTTCCGTATTTCCTTGACCTTAACGGGCGAAGGCGGCGCTTGTTTCAATGCTTCCATAATGCTGCCGGAGCGAGTGTGGTATCGGAGCCTGCATCGTCCAGAGAAACCCTTCATCGGCTTTGGGCACTTGAGGACCTCCTGCGAAATTTTTTCGAGCAAAGTCGGCATCTGTAAGTCGCCAAACTCGATCATTAGTTCAGCAGTGCAGATGAATTTGAGAAGCTCGCAATCCTCGCATAAAACTCCTACAGGCTCGCCGCCGTAATCCGACAGCAAATAAACTCCTTTACCTGGCATCTCGATCAGCGTCCGGCTTCCATCCTCTCGTAAATCCCGTGCCCATCGCAGCCGTCGCCAGAGCGAGTTGCATCCTCAGATACAGAATGTCCTCCATGAGCGTCTCAATGGCGGCGCGACTATCGCCGTCGTGCCATGCAATGATGTGGTCTACCGGATCAACTTCCGGCCTTTGGAATTCTGGGCGCACGTCCTCATTCTCCTTTTTCAGAGCCGCAAAACTTCCCTTGTCATGAAAAGGCGCGCGCCCCCGCGCCGGTAAATCAGTCTGGCATCAAGTCCGAAATCTGCCCATGTGAAACCAGCAGGCGCGGGTTCGCCATAGCGCCACTTTCATCATCTACAGTCACGGCGTACGCCGCCACGCCGATGTGGCGCGATGCCATTGCGCCTGCCATTTTTTCCGCGGATGCTTGGCTGGTTGCGGGTCGCATTTCGCCAGGCACAATGCCTGCGCGGCCTTTTTTAAACTGCACTACGATGATCTTTTCTTCATCGGCCATGTTGCGTACTCCTCGTTTGTTCTACAAATGTTCTCATTTTAGAGAGGAGTCAAGCGCGTTCCGCAAATCTTGACAAATTTGTAAAAAGAGTATAGCGTGAATATCGGCCTCACCAGCCGCTCGACAACCGACCGAGACCACCACATTGGCGGCAGACGCCAGAAAGAGGGGATATCATGCTCAGACGATTCCTGCGTGCCGCATTGCGGCGTTCGCCGACAGCATTCCTTGTTGCTTTGTTTCTCGTCGTCGCCGCTACCTCCGCGGCCGCGTACGCGCTCCTTCCTCCGCCCAATTTGCCGGCGACCGAGAGCGCCACCGTCAAGCTCGTCGTCAACGACGGCCACGGTTCCGGCGTGCACATCGGCGACGGCTTTATCGTCACTGGTGCGCACGTCGTCGGCGACGCAAAAGAGGTCCAACTGAAGGTGAAGGGCGGCGCTCTCCGCAAGGCTGATGTCCTTTGGGTCAATAAGGCCAACGACATCGCACTGCTGCGCACGTCGTCGGCGGGCCTTGGATCTGCAAAGCTTGCCTGCCGCACTGTGAAGGCCGGCGATCCTATTGTTGCTTACGGCAATCCCCTACAAATCGAATTCGTTGCCGCGTACGGCAAGATTGCCGGCGAGCCTCGCAAGACAGGTCCGTGGAGCGCTGTCTATGTGACAGACATCACGACTGTGATGGGCCAGAGCGGCGGACCTGTCTTCGCGGACGGCGGCGACCTGATCGGCATAACCGTCGGCGTCATGGCCGCTCCGATTGGCTTCTCGGGCTCGCTGGTTGGCTATGGCTATGTCGTGCCTTCGACTGCGGTTTGTGAGTTGTTGGCGCGGACATAAAGATCACCAAGGCCGACCCACCAAGCGGCCTTAACCACCACATTGAGGAGAGCGCATGCTACCCACCGAAGAACTCCGCCGAAGAGCCGACGCCTACCGAGAACACGGCACGCTGATCAAAGCAGCCGCTGCCCTTGGCATCGGCAAGTCTGCGCTTGCTGAAAGCGTCAAGCGCGCCGCCGAGGTTGGCCTGCTTGGCACCGAACCTGTGCTGCCTGGATTCCGCATCAGCCGCATCAGCAACACGCCGAGCGGCACCTTCATCCAGCAGGCTCCGGAGCGCGGCGAACGCTTCGAGGTACCCAATGGCCACGTGGTCAAAGGCGTGTCAGCCCTCGTCGATGGTGAGGGGCGCGTTATTCAGCAGTGGCGGAAGACGGCGGTGGAAGCGGAAGGCCAGCTTGCGGCTTTTCGCGCAATGGTCGAAGGCCTCAAAGAAGACCTGCCGCGCATCACCATCATGCCGGCGCCGCAACACGTCGAGGAAGATCTGCTAAACCAGTTCGTTGTGACCGACAGCCATTTCGGGATGTTGGCCCATCGCGAAGAAACGGGCGCTGACTACGATCTAAGGCTGGCCGAGCAGTTACTGCTGGATTGGTTCGCCGCTGCTGTGGCGGGCGCTCCGCAGGCACACACAGCCGTTCTAGCGCAGCTCGGGGATCTGCTTCATCACGATGCACTCGAGAGCGTGACGCCGGCGCATAAGCACGTCCTCGATGCCGACTCGAGACTGCATAAGGTTGTTCGCGTCGTCATCCGTACACTTCGGCGCGTGGTCGATATGCTGCTGCAGAAGCACAAGCATGTTCACGTCGTCATGGCGTCTGGCAACCACGACCCGGCCTCATCTGTGTGGGTGCGCGAGCTTCTGGCGACTATTTATGAAAACGAGCCGCGTGTGTCGGTCGATACCAGCCCGATGCTCTACTATGCCTACAAGTGGGGAGACACGGCGCTGTTCTATCACCACGGCCATAAGCGCGGCGTGGCGCAGGTCGACGCGACATTGGCGGGCATGTTTCGCGAGATGTTTGGCGCCTCTAAGTATGCCTTCGCTCATATCGGCCACCTGCATAGTGATGAGGGTCGCAAGTCCGCTCTGATGTACGTCGAGCGCCACGAAACGCTTGCCGCGCCTGATGCATATGCTGCTGGCGGAGGTTGGCTTTCTGGTCGATCCGCCAAGGTCATTACATACTCGCGCCGCTACGGCGAAGTAGCTCGAGCAACGTTGCGGCCTGAAATGGTTGCGGGCCGGTATTCGGCTGCGAATGACAATGAGCCTGTGAGGGCGGTGGCTTAGGCCACCAAGCCATCCTTGAGCAAGTATGTGACTACCGTCGCCCGAGCCTCTGCGTCGGAGATTTTGCACTGTTTGCTAATTTCCTCGATGGATAGGTCCGTCGCAAAGACGACAGGGTCGATTTCTGCGTTGTTCTGTACAGGACCGGATGCTTCGAACTGAACGATCAGGCCTGAGCGGCCAGGTTCAGCCTCCACGACGATCTCGGCGAACGAACCGTTGAACTTTGATTGTGTGATCTTCATCGCGCTATCCCCAACGTCCTGACGAAAACTAAATCAATTCTGATCCCAGATACCAACACCCAACTAAGGAGAAACGATGGCATTTTCACCAGCGACGACTGGGGAGGGCGATCGCCCACCTGTACCAAGAGCAGCCAATTATATCGCCACCACCACCTTCGGCTCGTTCGACAAATACGTTGCTGCCAACGATAACGATCCGCAGCCGAACGACAAGCTGCGCCGCCTACTCAAAGGCCAGCTGACCGAAGACGAAAAAGTCGAACTCGACGACGCGATGTTTGCGGCGCCAATTCAAACAGCGATTGCGAAAGATTGGAATGGCGATGGACCGAAGGAGTGGGTGGAAGGCCATTTGATTCCAGACTGCAACAACCCTGCCTCGCGCGGCGTGTTTGTGCCAACCGAACCACCCCGCGCCGGCGATTTCATGCAAGTCTTCTCCGGTCGCAAGTACTGGCCGATGGACCCGCGCCCGCACGAAGTCTACATTGAGGACATCGCGCACTCACTCAGCCTGCAATGCCGATATGCCGGGCACGTTTTGTGCTACTATAGCGTCGCCGAGCATTCCGTTCTGATCGCTCGCAGCCTTGCGGCCACACACGCGCCGGAGGTGGCATTGGCTGGCCTTCTGCATGATGGGCCTGAGGCTTACTGCGTGGACATTCCGCGTCCGCTCAAGCCGTACCTAACGAACTACAAGGCGATCGAGCAAGACAACTGGCTGGCGATCGCAGCGCGGTTTGGTTTGCCGAAGGAGTTGCCGCGTGAGGTGCATGAGGCCGACAACCGGATCATCGCCGACGAGCTGGTCAATCTTCGAGAGATGCCGTGGCACGCACGGTACGCTGGCCAAGAGCTCGGCGTGAAGCTGCGGTACTGGTCGCCGGAGGAGGCGGAACTCGAGTTCCTGGCGACGTTTGATGCCCTGATGGCGGGGAGGGCTTTTTGATGAGCAACACAAGGACTTCTTACGACTATTCGGTTGTGGTCTGTGGCACCTGTGACGGTAAGGGATACACCACTCGAGATGTGCTGACTGACTATCACCGGAGGGAATACGACACGGAGATGCAAAAGTGCTGCCGGTGTGAAGGTTCAGGACGGCTGGAGTGCAAGGTCACGACAGAGACGTGGCCGTTTGTGCCGCGCGAGGTTCAAGCATGACTATCAAACCCGGAGACGAAGTCGTCTGCATCGACGACACCACCCTTCCAGAGCAATACCTCGGCATTCGTGCCGGGGAGACTTATGTGGCGACGTGGGTCGGTATGTGCCGCACGTATCTCGGCGGCGACTATGTCGGCATCAGGCTGGCTGGCGTCAACCGCGGCGTCTGCCCGCAGTTTGGCGACGAGGATCCACCCTTTGCGCTGCGCCGGTTCAAGCCTGTTGTGAAGCCACGTGTCGAGGAAGAGAAGAAGATTGAGGAGACGGTATGAGCGACTTAGACACAGCGATCAAACTGGCAGTGGATGCGCACGAAGGGCAAACCGACAAGGCCGGCGAGCCATACATCTTGCACCCGCTTCGCGTCATGCTAGCGCAGGACAATGAGACAGCTCGCATTGTCGGTATTCTTCATGACGTGGTCGAGGACACCGGCGTAGGCCATGGCGATATCTTGGCGATCTTCGGTGAAGAAGTGCACGCGGCTGTTATCGCCATCTCTCGGCAGGAAGGTGAGGACTACTTCGATTTCGTGCGGCGGGCGATCTCCAACCCGATCGCGCGACAGGTGAAGATCGCCGACTTGCGCGACAACATGGATGTTTCGCGCGCGCTGTCTGACGACGAGAAGAACCGGGCGCGCTTGGAGAAATACCGCAAGGCCATGGCGATCATAGAGGAGACCGGCGTATGACCATCACATCCAAAGACACCGGCTGCCTCACAGACGTGCCGGCGAACGATAACGTGCCTGTCGAGCTGCGCGCGCTCGGAGCGGCGATCGGGAAGGCCAGCACAGCCATCCTACCGCCCGTAATCGCGCTCACTGGCCTTGCTGGCAGCGGCAAGTCCACAGCCAGCAAGTACCTAGTCGAGAAGCACGGTTATCAGCTGGTGAAGTTCGCAGGACCGTTGAAGGACATGCTGCGGGCGATCGGTCTGAGCGAAGCGCAGATTGAAGGCGAGCTAAAGGAGGAGCCTTGCGAATGGCTTCAGGGCGCCACGCCGCGTCACGCTATGCAGACACTCGGCACACAGTGGGGACGCACTTGCATCGGGCCATCCTTCTGGATTGAGCTGTGGGTGCGTCGCGTCAACCTGATTATCGCCGAAGGCGGCCGCGTCGTTGTCGACGACTGCCGATTCCCGAATGAAGCAGACGAGGTGCGCAAGCTCGGTGGCGTGGTTTGGCGGATCGTGGGCCGCGGTGGCATAGCCGGTAGCCATGAGAGCGAGGCTGGGTGTGGTGGGGCTGATATGGAGATCCGCAACACTCACGGAATTGATCGCTTGCAACAACTGCTCGACAATGCGCTGCTTAAAAGTGTGGCTGTAGCCGCATAA